CTCATCCAAATGCCGGCGCCAAATAATCTTATCCTCAACCCAATGTTGCGTGGCTCGCCAATCATCGGCGGCGATTACACTCTGATCAACATGCGAACCGTCATCTGGATTAACGAGCCAACGGCTGGTCTGCACAAGGCCTATCATGCCGCCCGCGCTGGGCTTGTTTTGGCTGCGGCGCAGTCGGTGAACCAGTAGATCATGATGGCAAGGCCGAAGAAGCAGAAGACGATCTTCGAGATGGAATTCGCGAAACCGGAGCCGCCGGTTCGGCTAAGCCAAGAACAAAACTTCGCGTTCCTACGCGCGCTTCTGGAGGAACAAGGAAATGCCCTGGACGCCGGACGACGCGACGCGGCACACGAAGAAGGCGAAGTCGGCAAAGTCCAAACGCGCGTTTGCGCACGCGGCTGATTCCGTCCTTGCGAGGACCGGCGACGAGGGCCGCGCGGTGCGCGCCGGTAACGCGGCGGTGAACAAATCAAACGCGAAGTCGAAGAGAAAATGAATGATCAGACTTCTGCTTGACATGGGCGGCCTCTGCTTCGGGCTCGCCGCTATCCTCGACCTTATCATGATGATCCGCGCTGGATAGCCAATGGCCAATCCCCCGCCCCCGACCCAAGCATCGAGCCGAACCGTAACCTCGATCGCGATCCCCTTCCTGCGGGTTGTGCTCGACCTCGATCCGACCTTCGAGCGCGATAAGCACGACGAAATCTTTTATCCGTTCGGCGAGGCTGGGCATCGCGCGCGGAATTTCTACGGTGATCCTTACGTGTCCGGCGCCTATGCGCCTCCTGTCAGCGGATCGCCGGTCAATATCTCGATCCCGGTCATTTCCGGTTCGCCGACTGTCGGGAAGACACTCCAAGCGTCAACTGGAACATGGTCAGGATCGCCGACGAGCTTCGTCTACCGTTGGTTCCAGAACGGCGTACCGATCATCGGCGCCGTCTCGCAAAGCTACGTTATGACGGTCGGCGATGCCGGCAAAGCAATCACGGTCGGCGTCGAAGGCGTGAACAACATCGGGGCCGGGGCCGAGGCGATTAGCGCACCTGCGAGCGGTGGGGCTGGATCACTATTGATCGACGGCAGCGGACGGCTTCTTGAGACTGGCGCGGGAGGCTTGGAGACGACATGAGACGATCTGCTTTCGCAGTCTTTTTGGTTGCGATCGCAGTTGTTATAGGACGCCCCGCATGGGCACAGGCTGTCTTCCCGCAAAACAACTCTGCCGCCTCCGCGCTTACTGGCCTCGAACAGTTCCCGTGCATTCAATCCGCTTCCACCAAAATATGCACGATTACTCAGGCCGTCACCTTTACCTACTCGCTGCTTTCTGGTGATCTTTCCTGCACGAGCGGCGGGGCGTGTACCGTAACGAAGACCAACGGGGCGGCTTTCGGTTCGCTGGCTACAGCGGGCACACCGCTCTCAGTGGCCAACGGTGGCAATGGCACCGCATCGCCTGGAATTACCGCGGGCACGGGAATAGCGGTAGGAGGAAGCTGGCCCGCGCAGTCGGTGTCCATCACAACGCCAGTTTCTATCGCCAACGGCGGCAATGGAACGGCGAGCCCCGGCATCACGGCTGGCACTGGCATAACGGTAGGGGGCTCGTGGCCAACTCAATCTGTGGCCCTCACGACGCCCGTATCAGTGGCGAATGGCGGCAATGGCACGGCGACACCTGCCATCACGGCTGGCTCCGGCATAACCGTTGGGGGATCGTGGCCGGCTCAGTCAGTAGCACTGACGACACCCGTCTCAGTCGCGAATGGTGGAACCGGAACCTCTACCCCGTCGCTTATCGGCGGGACCAACGTTACGATCACCGGCACGTGGCCAAATCAGACAGTAACGGCGAGCGGCGGCAGCGGAAGTGCGCAAGGTGACTATTCAACTGGCAAAATATATCTACCTTATGGAGTTATTCCTAGCATTTCCGCAGGAGCAACCAACGCTAATGTAATCAAGTGCATCCAAGGTAGGGTTCTACAGAAGCTTACCATCCCGGCACTCGGATTTAACTTTACAACGTTGTCCGCCGGGGGGAATGCCCAAGCCGCCATATACAAGTCTGTTGCAGGTGTCCCGGATGCGAAAATCGACTCCACTGCCAGTATAAGCACTGCGGCTACAGGATATGTGACCGGCAATCTCGGCGTCTCACGGCAAGTAGGACCAGGTGGCACTGATGGAGATCAAGTTCTTTGGTGGTGCTCCAACTTTGACAACAGTGTGGCTGTTGCCACTCCTGGAGCGATAGTACCTGGATTGCAGGACGGCATAATTGGGTCTGCCACCGCCGCAAATTTATTCTCTGCCGCATCTAACGTGAGCGGCATTAGTTGCAGCGCTGCGGCCTGTAATGGGGGCTCTTCCACCTTTGGTACATGGCCTGCCACCTTGGCAGGATCAACATGGACCGATGTCGTAGCCAGAACTACGGCTATCCCAGGGTTCCAACCAAGCTCGATCCCTTAACCTAAGCAAAGGATTAAATAAATGAGAACGGCATTAGTGTTGCTGATTCTACTCAGCACTGCGGCTATCGCACATGCTTACACGATCCAGGGTAGGACGTACGTTTCCACTTCCGGGACAGACATCAATAACAACTGTACAGTCCAAACAAACCCGTGCAAGACGATCACCCACGCAGTCGCGCAATCCGGTGGTGCAGGCTGGGACGTTATCCCTGCGTCCGGCACGTATCATGAGAACGTGGTGGTCGCGAAGTCAGGGAGCGCAGCGGCGCTGCTCAGGATCATTCCGGCATCCGGTTCGCATGTTTATATTGACGGCACGGGCATGGGTCCGATTGGCATGGACGTTACCGGCAGCTACGTGACGATGATCGGGGGCTATGTCCAGAACTTCTCCGGCGACTGCATTTATGTGCACGGAGCGGATGCGACTCATCATCAGGTCAATATGCATTTCGATCTTGTCGGCGCGTTGAATTGCGGCGGCTACGTCGTTCATGCCGAGCACACGGACCTGTTTGATGATGGTTACGGACGCATCTTCAACGGCAAGAAGGGTCCGGTTTATCTTAACGATAGTCCGACGTTTCACATTCACGATCAGAACATTTACAATCTGCCACAGGATGGCTATCCTTCTACGATTGGTGCGCTGATCGTCGATAGCGCGAATGGTAGTTTTGAGGGCGTGAACGGGAAGATCAGCGGCGTCTCGCCGACGCTGGACGCCGAGAGTTCGGCTTATATGTCGATCATCAACAACAATCCACCCGCGCCGTTGTCGAACACTTTTACGTGTGTGATCAATCCTTCGACGGATCGCGCGACGGATACGATCTCAGGCAACGGGACTGGTTGCCAATAAATCAGCCATGATCGCCAATCAAATATCGCAAGGCGCGGCGGACGCGTGGGTAGGCGCGCGGGAAATCGAAATGGCGCGCCGCATCCTGGAATTCATCGATCGCGAGTACCCCGGATTTATCTGGACGGTGAAGGTGGACTTGGGAAAATACCAAGGCGCCGCGATCTCGCTACCTGTTCTGCTTCCGCCGCATACCTACAACGTCGTGCCGGCGCGCTTTCTCTGCACTGAGAACGACATGAAGCGGTATTGCCTCGAAGCGGCCGGAAATCTTCTCGAACGCTACAAGGTCCCGCGTTCGTCGATGAAGATGTCCGAGGTCGCGTTCCTTGAGGCGCGCGCCAAGGCCGGGCGCAAATCCATCGTTCCTGCATGACCTCGTACGAATGGTTCTCGGTCGGATGGGCGGCAGCTTCGATCGTGTGGCTGATCGTGATCGTTTTCGTATGGCGGTATTTTTGAATGATCCCAACCCTTGCGGGCAACTTTCCGGTCGATGGCTCAGACACAACGACCGCTGGGTTCAGAGGGACGCAAGGAGGCACGTCTGGCGGCCCAACGTCTTCGAGCGGAGACGAAGACCAGCGCGTGCTGCTCGAACAGGAAGCGCTGCGCGAGGGCAATATGCTGCGTCTCGCGCAGGAAGCCGAAAGCCAGGGCTCGACTTTCTTTCAAACTGCGGTGCGTTCGTTCTGGGCACGCAACTACCGCGCGTATCGCTCTCAGCACTTCGAGGGATCGAAATATCTGTCTCAGCGCTTTGCCGGAAGGTCAAAGACCTTCCGCCCCAAAACGCGCGATGCCGTCCGCAAGAAAATGCAAGCCGCCGCAACGGCCCTTTTCTCGACTGGCGATGTCGTTTCAATCACACCGGAAAACGAAGCCGATCAGGTCCAGGCGGCAAGCGCGGCCCTCAAACAAGAGCTGATAAATTATCGTCTGTCTCGGGAAACCAAACGGAACGGCATTAAGTGGTTCTTGATTGCCTCCGGTGCCGTCCAGACGATGCAAATCACCGGGGTCTGCGTTTCAAAGCAGTCATGGATTTTCAAAGAGGAGAAAACCGACAAGCGCGGCGAGAACGAGCGCCGTAACGAACAGAGTTTTGCTTTGTCCCAAAGCATTCCTCAGGGGCCTGCCATGGGGCCTGGAGGAGGTATGCCAGGGGCAAACCCCGGGGGCGTCGCGGCCCCCGGGCCGACCCAAGTTCCAGGGGGAGCGCCTGTTGCTCCGCCGGCGCCGTCCAGCCCAGCAGGTTTGACGCCGAGCGGCGGTGCTCCTCCTGGACCGCCCCAAGGTCTCAGTAATGGGCCTCAAGCTCCAAGTATGGGGCCTCAAGCTCCAAGTAGCCCTCCGCCGCCGCCAAATCCGCCAGGTCAATTGCAGGCGTCGATCCAATCGCCGCCGTTCGAGCCGGAGGAGCGGAAAAAGACACGGATCATCGTGGACCGGCCGGATATCGACTTAATCGCGCCGGAGAACGTCATCTTCGATCCCAATTGCAATTGGACCGATCCGGCGCAATCGTCACAGTATCTCAGGATCGCCCGCCCAATGTCCGCGGATGAGGCTTGGCTGCACGTCTCGCGCTCGCAGGGGCAAGATAAAAAAATCCCTTTCCTCGATACGCCGATCGAAGTCTTCCGATCCGCTGTGTCGCCGACATCCGGGCCTTCCGACAGCATCGCAAGCCGTGTGTCTCGTAACGAGGGCACCGACCCGATTATGATGGTCAGCGGGACATTCGGGAGGGTCTGGCTTTACGAATGGTACATGCGGATCGCCGGAGCAGACTACACGTTTTGGACGCTCGGCATACAGCGGATGCTATCGACACCGGTCTTGACCGCCGATGCCTACCCTGAGCAGGGCGGCGCGCGGCCGGTCGTCATCGGCCTTGGAGCCATTGAGGCGTTCCGCCCCTATCCCATGTCGCCGGTCGAGAGCTGGCAGCCGCTCCAACTCGAATTGAATGATCAGGTCAATTTGAGATTGGACCATCTCAAGCAATGCATTGCGCCTCCTGCGTTGGTCAAGCGGGGCGCCGATGTCGATCTCAAGGCGATCCAGAAACGCGGCGCCGATCGCATCATCATGATCACCAACCAGGGCGATGTCGAATGGGCGCAAATCCCCGATATCCCGCAATCCGCAGCCCAGCAAGACGCGCAACTGAACAGCGATTTTGACAGTCTTGCCGGCGTCATGAACATGGGGACCGTGCAGACGAACCGGCAGCTCAATGAGACCGTTGGCGGGATGAACCTGCTCGCCGGGGATGCGTCGTCAACCTCCGAGTTCGACCTGTCGGTCGAAACAGAGACATGGGTTGCCCCCGTCCTTGAGCAGGTTATGAAGCTTGAGGAATATTACGAGAGCGACGAAACCGTGTTGGCGATTGCCGGCGAAAAGGCGAGACTGTTTCAAAGGTTCGGTATGTCGGAAATAACCGACAGCCTTCTGACGGCGGAAACAAGCCTTACGATCAAAGTTGGGGTTGGCGCGGCAAATCTGCCGATGCAGCGGTTGCAGAAATTCCAAATGGCGGCGCAGACCGTTGGGCAAGTGCTTGAACCGTTCGTCGTGGCCGGCGTGATCAAGCCGCCAACTCCAAACGTCGAGGAAATTGTTAACACCGTGTTCGGTGCGGCAGGCTTCCGCGACGGAGGCGATCGATTCTTTACCGATCTTGGCGGTGCGCAAGACCAGGCGCCGGACCCGAAGGCGCAAGCCATGATGGCCGAGCAGGACACCAAGAAGCAGGCCAACGTGATCGCCGCGCAGAAGATACAGTCGGACGCGCAAATCAAGCGCGAGGAACTCGCCCAAAAGGATCGCCAGGACGCGGCGAAGATCGAACTCGAAAGAATGCGCTCGCGTACCGAACTCTCCAAAAACGTGGTCTCTATGGGCCACGATCGCGGCAAGCAAGCCGCCGATCACGTCCACAACCTGCACAAGCAGGCACAGGATCATGCGCACCAGGCGCGCACGGCACAAAATTCAGACCTTGCAAAGCTCTTTGGCAACGCCATGAGCGGCGCGAGTGGAGGCCAGGGTGGTCAGAGCGGCGAGATGCCAGGAGGCACCCCTGCCGCGCCGCCAACGCAGCCTGACATGGTGCCCGCCGCATGAAGCGTGATTTGCCGGCTTTGTGCCTCGTTTTCATCGTCGTCGTTATATTGAGTGCGGTGATATTCCACTGGATGATGACGTACGTTCCTTTTCGACACGATCTATGAGCCGTGATTACTCGGTCGAAATGGCCGAGCGCGCCATTCAGGCTTTCTCTGACAACTACTTCGCAGAAGCCGTGCTGCCAAAAGGCGGTCCGATCCTGCACCTGCTTGCTTGCTCAAGGGCCGAGGCCGCGGAAGCTCTTCTCGCCTTGATCGATGCCGACGCGGAAGAGCCAAAGATCATCCGCAGTCTGCAAAACAAGATCAAGATGCACCTTAATTTGCTGGAATGGTCGAAAAAATCGATCAACGAAGGTGAGCAGATTTACCAGAAAATGAAGATCGAGGAGCGCGAGGACATGCAATTGGCGGTGCTGACGCGTCACGGCGACGCAATGATGCTGGACGATTGATGATGGATGACTGGTGGGGGCGCCTCAGAACCGCACCTGAATACTCGCGTGAGCAGCAAGAGGCGCTGCGAGCCGATGAGACGCGCATCGGTGGCCTCCTACGGACAGAGACTCGTCAGGCGATAGCAATGGTCCAATTTGCGCGACCAGGATGGATCATCGAGTTGATCAACAACCAAAGAAAATGGAACACAGAATTAGACAACAAGCGCGACAGGATAGTCGCTCTGTATCGAAATGATCGACCTCCTGGACGGGCGCTTAGAACCACGGAAATGTAATGGCCGAAACAGACAAACTTGCCGGATATAGAGGCGACCCAAAGTCAATTCCGCAGCCTGTGGAAGATGGAACCGCTGCGCCTCCGGCTATGCCCCATGAGGGCGAAGACGCCGCCGCTCGAAACATCGCGACAGCACCACCTGTCGCGTCGCCGCTCGTCACTGGTGATCGCACGCCCGCATTCCAAGACCGTCAGCGTCAGGCAATCGCCAATCGGTTCAAAGCAGAGAGGGCAGCCGAGCGCAAAGAGTCTGTCCCGGCAAGCCATGTTCCATTCATCGACGGCGACAACCCGGCTATCCCGGGCGCAATTCCGGTCGAAGGCGCCGCCGAACCGGCAGCGCCCAGCGAACCTACCGAACCTGCCGATCTTGATGCCGCGGCCAGAGAGAAAGAGCGCATCGAGGGTGAGGAACTCGCCGCCCGCGCCGCTGCGGAGCGGCAGGCCACCACCAAAACATATTTGCTCAAAGTAGACGGCAATCAATTCAGCGTCTCCCGCGAGGAGCTGCTTCGCTACGCGGAGGTCGATCCGGCCGACGCCGAGCAATTCAGCGAAGTTGCCCTCCAGCGGCTCGCGCAAAAGCAAATCGCGTTCTCAAATCGTCTTGCGGAAGCCAATGCTCTCAAGGATCAAGCGCGCAGACAGACGCCGCCAGCGCCGGCTCAGACTGTTGCTCCGGCTCCAGCGGCCTCGCCTACGCGACCTGATCCGGCGCTCATCAGCGCAATCGAGAAAATTCAGTTAGGCGACCCGGAAGAGGCTGCGCGCGCCCTTCAAGAGGTCTTCGACGCTGGCGTTAGCCATGCCCTCCGTACCAATGACCACACGCGCGCGATGGGCTCCGTGCAGCAAGAATACGCCAGAGCCGTCGAGAACTTTGCAGCCGATAACCATCACATCATTGCGAGTCCGTATCTATCCAGGGCGCACATCTCGTTCGTCGCTGGAGAAATCGCCGATGACATAAAGGCACTCGGGCTCGTGGATGACAACCAGTATGCGGCCATCGCGACCAACCCCAGGCTTGCAGCGGATGTTTTGACCGCCGCGCTAGTTGAGGGAAGACCGGTTCGCTCTCCGGATAAAATTTTTCGTGCAGCGAGTGACAAGCTTGCTGAAACTTTTGGGATCGCAGACGCAAATATTGGCCAGACAAGGCCAAATTTCACGCCGGTCCCGCCCCAACCCCGAGTCGCGCCATCCCGCATCGAGGAGAAGCGCGCGCTCATGCCCCAACTTGCACGCAGCGGAATTTCTAATATCGGAACGGGCGCCCCCGAACCGGCTCCGGCAGACGACCGGATCGCTGTCCATTCGGCAGCCATTCAAAAAATGCGAAAGGCGAGGTTCCAACCGACATCTTAAGGAAATCCGTCCTGCTTGCTCTACGAGCAAAGGACAACGCCAATGGCCGGACAACTATGGACGGTCTCAAGCGAGGGCGGCTTTGCATATTCAGATGAACTTTCTGACTATATGCGCATCGTCACTCAGCCACTTACTAAATTCCGTTAACAACTGGCGGAATTAGGAACGTATCGCAAAATGCAGTTCTGCGATGCTCCCGATGGAGAACAGAAAGGTCTCAATCGTGGAGATTTGTTCCACTGGAATGTTTCGCGAAAAGTGTAGGCATTCCTTAAAGCCTGCTATATGCTGGAACAGCTTCAAAAGACCGGCTCTCCTGATCATGGAAGAATGAGCGGTACACGGAGCCAATCAGCAGGAAACCTTAATGGTAAGCGAAGCAGAAATGGGATGGCTTGCCGGGATTATCGACGGAGAGGGAACGATTGTTCTTTTTGTCGGCTTTAGGAAAGGCGGCAAACTTAACACAGCCTCTCCCCAGGTTATCATCGGCAACACGGAAAAGGTAATGATCGAGAAGGTGGCCGATATCTACGGTCGCCTTGGCGTAGGTGTCCATATTTATCACCATGAGCCAAAATCAGCCTGTGGTGTTCCTGGCCGCGTCTTGTCAAAATACAAGACAATGTATCACGCAAGCGTCGTCGGCTTCCAACGGACACAGAAGCTCCTAACCGTGATTTCTCCATATCTAATTACGGTCAAGCGGCAAAAGGCCGAGGCCGTACTTCGCTTCATCGAGCAACGCGGCAAGAAAATCTTCAAGGACGGGAAATTCCGGTGCGGCCAATTCCAAGGCAGCAAATACGACATCGATGATCTAACTATGATCAGAGATATCGTCGCAAGCGGATCACGATCCAAGAAATTGCCGCTCATCGAAGGGCTCCTCAGAGACTACACGCAGGCGCGAGACGCACAACCTCGCATGATATAGTCCGAACTCCCGCGAAATCGGGAGAGCGCGGCAGAAATGACGCGCCGCCAGCACCCCGCTGGTCAACAAGCAACAGCAAGCTACACCAATATCGGCACTCAAGGGCGCCAGCTCGACGAGCGCCAGGCAATGCCCGAGGGCGGCTTTACGATCCTACAGCGGACGCTGACGATCACCGAAGCCGGTATCTCGGTGCCATTCACCGGCAAACTGATGGACCTCGCCAAGCATGACATCATGGCGATCATCAATCAGACGCTGAAAAACGACGCCAGGAAATACTTCGACATCCAGGCCTTCTTGCAGTTCAAGCAGACCCCGCTTCGAGCTGCACCAACAGGCGGAACTTCCCTCACGTCAGTCACGGTCTCAACGGCTGGCTCAACGGCGATCACCAACAACGTCGGCCTGAACACCGGGCATATCAAGGCTCTTTCAGACTACATGAAAGAAGCCAACATCCCGCCGTTCAAAGACGACGACTACATGATGATCTCGCGGCCGACGACATACCGGCCGTTTAAGAACACCCTCGAAGGCATCAAGCAGTACACGGTCCTTGGCATCGCCGAAATCTTCTCCGGCGAAATCGGACGCTACGAAAACACCCGCTTCATTGAACAGACGTTCATCCCGGCGGGCGGTTCCGATGCTTCGGTTCTCTTCGATCCTTACGCGCAAGTAGCCGATCCATGGGCGAACGGACAATCCTCATGGGCCTTCCTGTTCGGCGCCGATACCGTGACGGAAGCGATTGCTCTTCCCGAGGAAATCAGGGCGAAAATCCCCGACGACTACGGAAGATCGCGCGGCGTTGCTTGGTACTACCTCGGCGGCTTCGGCATCGCCCATCCCGACGCGGCAAACGCCAAAATCGTCATGTGGGATTCCGCAACTTAAAATAGAGAAAGGGGACTTTCTCTAACTGACAACCTATTGATGGCGCGTCACTATTTCGCGCCGTCCCCCCTTATCTCTAGCCACAGGAGGGCGCGATGCCCGGTGCAGCTTACAACGTAAATAGTCCTTTGCTGATTACCATGCGGTATCCAGCCTTGGCTTTCGGCGGCGCCATCACGGCGCTGAATATCCCGGTCCCGGCCGGGTGGGTTGCGTCAGTGCGCGGTATCATGGCGATCTGCACGACGACCTTCGTGGGCGCCACGACCAATTGGGGCGTCATCCAAGTCGGCGATGGCACGACCGTCAATAAGTTCGGGCAGCTACAAACGAACCTGACGGCCGCGCCGTTTACGGCTGGTCAGACCAAGATGATCTTGGACAAGCCACCGCCGCTCGCCGGCCTTACGGCCGCGGGCCTCGGCACGTCGGACCAAAGCGGCATGACCGGGCGCAATCCGGCTAATGCGCCGGTCTCCGGCGTTTCAGGATCGTTCTTGTTCGCGAGTTCGACGACCGGTCTCGTTGTGTCGTTCGTTGTCCCGTCCGGCGCCGGGAATGCTGGCGTGGCCGATGTTGCCATCGTCTACGAACTATCCGACGTAGGCTGAAACAGGAGGCTCAAATGAGCTTTAACGCACGCGCCCCGATCTACATTCTTAAGCCGCTAGGCCGTAACTCGGCTACGCGGCACGAAGAGGACCGGACGGGAGACGACCGCCTGAACCAAACCGGGATGGAGGTTGCGCGAGCCGGGTACGAAGTGCTCGACCGCACGACGCGCGCCGAGCCCTTCTTCCCATTTGGCGTTCCTCGCGCGCCGAGCAAGGCGCCGGCCATCCCGTCGAACACTAGCGCCGATCCGCATTGGGATCGCACCACCATAAAAGTTGGAGAACTCTGATGAAAAGAACGAAGAGCAACGGCATCGACGACAAGGTGCCTGACATGACCGAAACCGGCCATTCCGGCAAGACGAATGGCGGCACGTACCGTACAAAGGCGGATTTTGGGCAAACGATCATCTGCTATCATCCGCTCGATCGCTCGACGATGTACGGCAAAGAGAGCGAGGAATGCGGGCGAGAACTCGCGGGCGCCGACGATGATCTCGGGCATTCGCTCGACGGAGCCAAGGTCTCGCGCGCGGCCGTGACCGGCCCGGATCGGCGCGGCGCGAAGGACACCACGATCAAATCAGCGACAAGGTAAGCCGATGCCTACCGTTCCCTCAGACCAGCTCGTCAAGCTGGACAAAGGCAAGCCGTTCTCTGTGGTCGTTCCCCCCGAAAATGGAGCCCATTTTTTCCAAGATGGGTTCTATTTCACTCACCATGGAGAACTCGCTCCAGACATGCTAGACGCCGATGCCCACGAGCGATTACGCAAGCTGGAAAACCGCAAGATGGCCGATGCCGCCGCGAACGAGGCGCGCAGGAAATTCATGGAGCAATCGGGTCTTTCCGCTGCCGATCTTGAGGGCGAAGACGCGCTCACGAACGTCATGCAAGCCGCGACCGTGGACACTGGTGTCATCGATCTCATCGGCTGGGCGAAGGGCGAGAAGCAGTACCCGTTCTTCGCCGTCCGCAAGGCCGTCAAAGATCAATACGCCTATGCTGGCGATACAAGGGACGCGATCCTTACCTGGATGGTGGACAACAAAAAGATCGCGGAGCAGGACGTGAACCGATGATCTTAGATTTTGCGGACCTAAACCTACTCAATTGTGGTTTAGCGGGCATCATCTGGTTGTTGGCCTTATGGCACCAGGACATCACGGAGGTATGAAATGCGGACCGAATCCACCGGCATAAGCTGGCGCGAAATGCTGATCATCGGGTCACTCGGTGTAATGGCGATCGTGTTGCAGGCGATCATGTTCGTGTTCAGCGTTTTTAACGCGGCACAATGAACTACACTGACCTGATCGGGCCGAAGACGACCCCTGGCTCGATCGCCAACTACGCCAATTACGGGCTCGCGCCAGCAACGGAAGTCCTGCTCGACGCCCAGGCGCTTATCTATCAAAGGTTGCGCGTTCGCGAAATGCGCGTCGGCCCATATCCGATCTCGCTTGTCGTCGGCGCGATCACCGCCCCTTTGCCGCCCGGCTTCCTCGATCCGATTTCGGTGCATGATTCGTTTTTCTCTCCTGTCCGCATGAAGGACCCGGAGTCGCTGCTAAGACGTCGATTTGTGACCCCTCAGACAGGCGATTTTGCCTTCCCTGACTTCAATCCCCTAGACTTTTCGACGACCGCGATTTGGCAGCAGGGCGTACCGCGCTTCGCTTCCATCTTCGGCGAACAACTTCAATTCGATGTCGCTGCCAATGCGCCGATGATCTATTGGATGATTTATTACGGCGCTCCCCCCGTGCTCGGAACGACCGCGCCATCGACGAACACCAACTTTCTAACCAACCGGTATCCGCACATCTTGCGCGCCGCAGTTCTCGCCGCGGCGGCTGACTTCCGCAAGGATGACGCCGACTATCAAAGGTCTATGCAGCGTCTCACCGGTCTCATCCAAGACGCGAAGACGCAGGATGACCTCGCGAACCGCGGCATCGAGGTTGATGCCGATTACTCGCACGTGCACAGCGGCCATTACAACGGGGCATCCTTCTAATGGCAGTCGTTGATTCCATTTCGCCGCTCCTCGGTATGACACTGATGGGCGACGGGCTCGATTTTAATACGTGGGGTGACACCGCCAACGCCAATTTTACTACCATCGAGAACGCGATTGCCGGCGTCAGCGTCATCCCAATCATAGGCCCAACCCAAACTCTAACGATCGCCCAAGCTAGCGCGGCGATTCTTGCTTTCACCGGGGCGCTGACCTCGAACTCGCTGGTCACGCTTCCGCCGGTATCCAGAAAGTTCATCGTTTCCAATCAGACCACTGGTCCGTTCACGCTGAGTTTGCAGGCAGGCGCGAATGTGCCGGTCGTAATTCCGGCGGCGTCGAACCAGACCAATATCTATTGGACTGATGGCCAGAATATTTTCAATGCATCGACGAGCGTGGCCGCTGTTACCGCGGCAATCGCGGCGTATTTGCCGCCTGGTGTAATGCTGCCATTTTCCGGTCAGGTAGCACCTTCCGGGTGGCTGTTTACCAATGGAGCCGCATATCTGATCTCGACATATCCGGCGCTAGCGGCGGTCCTTGGAACAACCGGAACGGACGGCGTGTCGTGGAATCAAACCGCGCCGCCCCCAACTGGCTCTTTCCATGTGCCGGATATTCGCGGTGTTGGAATTCGCGGATGGGACAACGGGAAAGGACTCGACCCGGGGCGTGCTTTTGCATCCTACCAGCCGGATATGTTTGCGTCGCACACCCACGTTCAAAATCCTCATGCTCACGGGACGACGGAAGCTGGCCATTCGCATAGTTATGGCTCCATCGTTACGTCTAATAGCTTTGGAGCAGGTGGGTCTACCGCCGTAAATTCCAGCACTCCAGCCAGTACTGGCGCAACGGCGACAGGTCTCTCGATTAATAATGCCACCGCCGTCAACCAAAATACCGGATCGACGGAAACTGTCGGGAAAAACATAGCCGCTCCTTTCATCATAAGGACGTGACGTGGGAACCAAATACGATCCGATCCCGCTCGTTGCGCCGCCTGGCTTTCTACTCACCCAATCGCCACTTGCCTCAAAGGGACGGTTCACCGCTGGCTTCGGGGTTAGGTTCAGAAACAACTTCCCGGAAAAAAGGGCCGGGTTTTCGGCGCTCACCACGACGCCGCTCACGGGGGTCCCACGCGGGTCATTCGCATGGAACGACCTGACCGGGCGCGAATTGATCGGCGTCGGAACCGCCTCTAACCTCTATGCCATCCCGGACACGAATTTTGTTCCGATGGACATCACGCCGCCGGGGCTAGTGGCCGGGAACACCTATCAGACGCAACTGTTCGGCTGGGGCACTGGATATTTTGGAAAAGGGGCCTGGGGCAGATCGCAGCCAGGTCAATTCATCATCGGACAGCCACGCATCTGGTCGATGGGGAATTTCGGCAGGATAGGGTTGTTTTGTCCTGGCGGTCCTGGCGGCATTTATTTTTGGGACCCGGCTGCACTTGTCGGCCAAGCGGCCATTGTGCCGACCGCTCCGACTGCGGCCGGAATTGTATCGACATCAGATAATCTCGTCATTGCCTATGGCACGAACTTCAATCCCGCCACGCAACTTGCCGGCGGCCCAAGCGATCCGTTGCAAATATGGAATGCCGCGCAAGGCGATTACACGAATTGGAACACGACCGCGATTGCGGGCGAGTCCGGCGCGCCATCGCAAGTTCGCAGGATAAACGAGGGCAACGCAATCATCGCGGCGGCCGATCTCGGCACGCACATCACGCTTTTCTGGACAGATTTCTCGCTTCACGCGCTCCAGTACACCGGATCACAGTTCGTCTTTGATGAATATCCCGTGGGGCTTCAATGTGGCCTCATCGGACCAATGGCTTTTGCTGTGGTGAATTCGACGGCGTACTGGATGAGCACGCAGGGATTTTTCGTTTATTCCGGCGGCGTGTCGGCCATTCCAAATCAGGACGACATTCGAGAGTTTGTGTTTGGTGCAAACGCGGCGACTCCTGGGGCTCTCACCGCGTCCGCGGTTGCCAATGTCGTATGCTGGTACGATCAATTCTTCAACGAAGTGTCTTGGGCGATCCCGATCAACGGCAGCTTAGAGAACTCGGTCATCGTTATCTACAATATCTCTGGCCAGTTCTGGTACACCGACACGATGATTGTCGAGCGGACATCCGCGGCGAGCCTATCGAGCCCGATAACAAACCCGTTGTTTTTCGGTACTGATGGACTGCTCTACGAGGACAATGTTGGTCTCGATGCAAACGGCGTCGATAAGCCGTGGTCGCTCACCTACGGCTTGGTTGAGGCAGGCTCCTTTGGAACCTCCCAAGTGGCCGTGATTGCCGGCCAGGCGTGGATCGAAGCGCTTGGAATTTTCCTCGATATGCAACGGCAAATCGGGAACGTGACGGCAACCATGACGGCATTCGATAGGACACAACCAGGCTCGCCAATCGTCGATACCGCGATCGGAACCGCTGACCCAACAACGTCATTGATCGACATGCGCGTATCTGGAAGACAGCTCGCCTTGACCATTTCCGGCGACGGGCTCGGTTGCGATTTCAGGCTCGGCGTGCCGCGGATCGAAATGGGCATCAGCGGGACTAGAAGGTAAAGGCCGGTGCGCGCGCTTTCCTTAACCGGGATGCCGCCGCCAAACGCTTCGACCGATGCCAAGCTCGCCTGGTGTATGCAGGCGCTTACGACGATCGCCGCGTTCTCCCGGCAAGAGGGAAGCACGCTAGCCGACGCTTATACCATAAAGGCTCCTACCCCGCCGCTCAGAAAACTCGATGTTACCAACAACACGCCTACGCAAACGGCGGAGGTTCTCGCCACCTTTCTTCGCGACATGCAGAAGCGCGGCGTGCAGGGTGGCGACGGAGTTACCGCCGAAGACGAAGGCGGCGGCGGCCCGCCAGGACCGCCCGGTCCCACGGGGCCTTCCGGTCCGGCAGGTTCCTCGGGTCCGGCAGGTCCTACGGGGCCTGCGGGTGCTGCCGGTCCGACAGGTTCCTCCGGGCCGGCAGGTGCTTCTGGGGCAAGCGGGCCTCCAGGTCCGATACTCTTCTTCGATCCGGCCGAGCCCGATGAACCGGCCATGGTGCCAGGTCAGGCGGGTGCGGCTGGCCTGCCAGGCTCCCCTGGCTCTCCGGGCGCGCCCGGTCCGCAAGGCGCCACTGCGTACCTTGAGGGGCCGGAGGCGGACGAGCCGATCGTCATTCCCGGCGCACCAGGCCAGTCAGGCGCGCCAGGTCTGACGGGCGCTCCGGGGCCTATCGGACCTCCAGTCTATTTAGAGGCTCCCGAGGCTGACGAACCGCTTCCTGGTCCGCCAGGCGCGCCTGGCTTGCAGGGCATACCAGGCATTCCGGGGCCGGTCGGTCCACCAGTCTATTTGGAAGCTCCAGAAGCCGACGAACCGGTGATGTTCCCCGGTGTGGCGGGAGCCGCAGGGGCTCCTGGCATTCAGGGGCCTGCCGGGCCGCAGGGCGCGACGGCGTTCCTTGAGGGACCAGAGGCTGATGAGCCTCTAGTAATACCAGGTCCGGCTGGTTCCCAGGGCTCGCAGGGAACCACTGGTGCGACCGGCGCGCAGGGTCCTCTCGGCCCTGCCGTCTACCTTGAAGCACCCGAGGCGGATGAGCCTATAGTTCAGCCGGGGCCGCCGGGTTCCCCGGGCACGTCAGGCACGACGGGAGGACAAGGCCCCGCTGGTCCTGCCGTCTATCTCGAAGCGCCAGAGGCTGACGAACCGATAATCACGCCGGGAGTTGCTGGAACCCCTGGCTCGCCGGGTACGACCGGCGCTCAAGGACCTCTCGGGCCGCCGGTCTATCTTGAGGCACCGGAGGCCGATGAGCCGATAACGCAGCCAGGCCCCACTGGTTCGCAGGGCATCCAGGGCATCCAGGGCGTACCAGGACCGGTGGGCCCCCCTGTCTATCTTGAAGCCCCGGAAGCCGACGAGCCCGTGGTTATCCCGGTTGTCGGGCCACAGGGCATTCAGGGAATAACCGGCGCGCAAGGACCTCTTGGGCCGGCCGTTTACCTTGAGGCTCCAGAGGCGGACGAGGCCGTTGCACTTGGTCCGGTTGTCGGACCGCAGGGCATCCAGGGCATAACGGGCGCGCAAGGGCCGCTCGGACCGGCAGTCTACCTCGAAGCGCCGGACGCCGATGAGCCGGTAGTCCAGCCAGGTGGACCATCCATTCCAGTGCTGGGATTGGTAGGGGTGCCTCTGTCAACCGGCGCCGTGACAATCGCCGCGACGGTTACCCCAACTAGTTGTGGAGTATCTTATTCAACACCACCATGTAATACAACGCAAATATATAGACTGACAGCCATTGGTACATACACGGCTGTGTCGAGTGCCACGGCTAGGAGCGCTGAGGCGATAGTTAAATGGGGGGCTAATCTTGGCGGCATTACATTGCCGGTCGCATTATCCACTGCTCAAACTACTAACTTCCGTCTTGAGTTTTTTGTTGTTGGTGCTTCTTCTTCAACAGCATATCTAACAGGCTCAATATTTACATCTTTAAATTCTACTACCGGGGTGTTTTCACAGATTAACATAGCACCGGTAACCAGTAGTACAACAGGGGCAACGACTAACATCTTCCTCGAATTCGCGATGACTGTCGTTGTGACCGGCGACATATGGACTATTCAGCAGGCAATAATCGAAAGGCTTCAGTGAAATGGCATCGAACAAAATCATCCGGCTCGGCCCGGTCATCCTATCGGCCACACTCACAACCAATGTCGTCAACCCGGCAATCGCCGGCACTGGCGCCGTTGGCTACACGGCGACGGCTGATTATCTCCTCATCCGGCACATCAGAATCACGAACAAGACGGCGTCGGCCGCTACCTTCTCATTCTGGATTGGCGCCACTGGCGGCAACGTGGCCGGCACCGAGGTTATCGGGCAAGGCCTCTCCGTCGCTGCGAACTCGGCATTTGACTGGTTCGGCTTGCTGCGGCTCGATGCGGCAGACTTTCTCGTCGGTGGTGCTGGCACTGCGACCGCGCTTACCTTCGAGGGAGAGGCCGAGGTCGGCAAGGTCTAATCGTGAAAAACGGCCTGACCTCGCGTCCGGCGACGCAGGAGGACGAAGAGGCAATCGCGAAATTACTGTTCTGCATGTACCAAGAAGTCGGCAGATGTCCTCTCAATCCTCAGAAGGCGTGCATGGAGATCGTCGATACGGTCAGAAATCACGCCTGTTTCGTCGTCGAGCACAACGGCATGATTGTCGGGACTGTCGGGATTTCTCCTTTGCCCGGGGGCTTATTTTACAGTGACGCGCCGTGGCTGATCGACAAATGGTTTTACATCATGCCCTCGTATCGCCCAGAGAACCTCGATGGTGGCGCGTTCAGTCTTCTCCTGGACGAGGTAAGGACGCTTTGCACACGCACGCGAATCCCCTGCTTTTTGCGCATATTCAACGACAAGCGGACACGCGCACGAGACGATACAGACCGGATCGGCCGCTCGTTTTGTTGTTATCCAGCAGGAGCGACGATTGAAATTCATCCTGCGCAACCGAAGGTGCTGATGCAATGAGCGGGCAATCCACAAGCACCCAACAGCAAAACACTTCCTCATCGCAGAACTTTCCGCAATGGACGCAAAACGCTGGCCAAAATCTCTATCAAGGCCTCGCGTCGCAGTATCCAAGTTGGACGCCATACAGCGGCCCTACTTCCGCCGCCCCAACGAGTGCCCAGAATACCGCGCAGAATTACGCGACCGGGGCGGCCACCGGACAATCAGGCCCGCTTGCATCGGTCATCAATTCGATCAATCCGTCGCTTGGCCCTGGCCAGTACATGAATCCTTATGTACAGGCGACGCTCAATCCGACACTGCAAAATCTCCAGACCGCAAATGCCCAGGAAAACCAGCAAACCGGCGCCGCCGCGACGCTATCAGGAGCATATGGCGGGACCGGTCAGGGGGTGCAAACCGCGCTCAACAACTATTTCACTGGCCAGAATGTCGCCAACGCTTCTGGGCAAGCCTACTCCAATGCCTACAACAGCGCCATCCAACAACAACAAAACAGCCTCCAGGACCTTCTTGGGGCGGCCGGCGCTCAGACGAGTGCCGCCGGATTGCTCTCTGGCCTCGGCGCGCAGGAGCAAAATGTTGGCCAGACCGGTATCCAGAACGCGATCAATCTAAATCAGCAAAATCAGACGATGCCGCTGTCGCAGGGGTTGTCGCTCGCCAGCATTCTGTCGGGCATCCCAAAGGATACTTGGGGAAATAGCCAAAGTTTCAGTCAGACCCAAACGCCGAATAACGTGCTCTACGCGCTCATGGGCTCGCTGTTGGGCAATTCCGGCCTTGTCGGCGGCAGCAACCCGACTACCGGTGCCTCGACCGGCCTTACAGGATTGTTGAGTTCAGACGTGCGCCTGAAAACCGACATCGCGCCAGTCGGAAAGCTTTACGACGGTCAAAACGTCTATGCGTTCCGCTACAAGGGCGATCCTACGCCGCGCATCGGCCTTATGGCTCAGGAAGTCGAAAAGACGCGCCCAGACGCGGTGCACACGGCGCCGAGCGGCCTAAAAGCCGTTGATTATGGGAAGGCGACGGAAGGGTCTCGTCTGATCGACATTATCAATCGGATCGCCGCGTAATGGCTCTCTCGGACCTTCTCAACCAGGCCGGCAGCGGTGGACCAAATCCGCTCGCATTTCTCGCACAATTAGGGCAGCCACAGCCACCGCCCGCGCCGCCTCAGACTGGCGTTCCACAAGCTGCTCCGATCGATCCAACCGGCGCGACAGTTCTGCCCGCCGCCGCGCCGGGGAACGTTCTCGCGCGATTGCAATCCGGCTCGGCTCCAACACCACCAGCCATAACGACGCCTCACCTATTCTCCGGTGTGCCGGACGTGAAGGGCATGTCGCGCGGTGCCGCATTCGCCAGCGGTCTTTCCGGCGGCCTCGGAGACGCCTCGAAGCAGGCGCTTCTCGCCCAGCAAGCGCAAAGCCAGAATTTTCAAAACAATCTCGAACTCTACAAGACGCTGTGGGGACAGAAGAATACCGAGGCCTCGCAGGCGGAAACAGCCAAGCGCGATCAAGCACTACAAAGTATGTGGGCCGCGCAGTCGGACCCGGAATTGCAGGGCAAGCTGGCCAAGGCGAAAGCCGAGAATGCCGAGCCTGATGAAGTGGCCAATGCCGCCGAGCGCGGGAAAATCCTTGCCGCCATCGATGCGGCTCATGGGAACCCGGAGGGCACATTTTTAAAAACCCCGGAAGGATCGCAGTTCTATGCGGAAGGGAAATTCCCCACCAAGGCCCAATCGAGTGCGGCCGGGTCCTTAAACAAAACGGAAGAAGACGCCGTTATAAAAGGTCAAACGAAGATAGATGCTCTTAGCAATTCGCTCGATACGTTGAAGCAGGCTCGCGGCGTCATCGCAAATGGCGATATCTACAGCGGGTACACCGGAGACGTGGCGCAATGGATCGCCAATAAGCTCCCCGGCAATGTTTCGTCGGCCATGCAAGTCGATCAGGACAAAGCCGCCCGTACGACGGCCTATAATAACGCGATCCAGAGTGCGGTCTTGCCTCAAGCCAAGGACAACTTCGGGGCGCGGGTGAGCAACTATGAAGAGCGGATTATGCAAAATCTCGCGCCGACATCGGCGGTTTCGCCACAGGCGCGCCAGCAAATTCTAGATACCATCATTCACAGACGAGAAGCAGCACTTGCCGGCGAATATCAGACCATAGACGACATCAAATCGCGGAAAATGTTCCAGCCTGGCTACCGCGCGCCAAACCCTTACGAAAATTGGGACCCGGATAAAGATTTGACCCCTGCTGGGAAGACAATCCCAGCGACCGCGCCAGCGGCTCCCGCGCCGCCTCAGACCCCCGGCAACAGAGCTGCCGCCGCGCCGCCGCCGCGCGTGGTGGGTGCTGGCATCGTGTCTCCGGCCGCCGCCGCCACGGCCCAGAGGGTGAAAGTAAGTACACCGGCCGATCTCGCGAAACTCCCGTCCGGCACACCGTTCATTACCGATGACGGGCGCACCGGAACAAGGCAATGAATGACGACCCTTGGGCTGGCCTCGCCAATTGGGACGCAACCGCGCCACCGCCGGCACAAACGCCGCTCGAAAGCCGGCTAGCGGCACTAAAAGCATCGAATATCCCGGCTTCCGGCTCATTTTTGCAAGGCACCCTGCAAGGCGGCAGTCAAAATTGGTATGACCGGATCGCGGCTATGTCGGCCGCGTCGCCGCTTCAAGAAGAGGGGCAAGCCTATGGGCCAGGAAATTCGGCGATCGGCGCCGCAAGGCTCGCTGGCGAAAATCTCTTGCCCAAGCTTTTCGGAACCGGAGGAACACAAGCCTACGATAAGGCCCTCGAAGAGCAACGCGCCGAAAGTGAACTTTTCAACAAGGCGCATCCTGGGGCGTATGGTGCTGGCGAACTTGCAGGCGGTTTCGGAACAGGGCTGGCGCTTCCTCTAGCCGAGCCGTTCGAACTCGCAAAGGGCGGTAGCACAATCGCGAACGCGGCGCGCACCGTTGGCAATCTCGGCGCGACCGGCGCGACCTATGGCGCCGTGAATGCGGCGGGCGCGGCCCCATCGAGCGCCGATATGCCGTCCGCTGCCGCCAGCGGCGCGCTAACCGGCGGAGCAACGACCGCGGGTCTTGGCGGGGCGTTGGGCCTCGGCGGCAATCTTCTCGGGAACCTATTCGGGCACATAGGCGCAACGTTTAGGCCCGAAGCGGCAGGCGAAAGGCTCGTCCAAGATAAATTGCAGCAAGGAGGCGCCGATCCGCAGGCGTTGGCCGATAAGGTCGCGGCCATGCACGCAGCCGGGCAGACGAATTACACCCTGGCTGACGCCGCGCAAGATCAGCTCGGCGGCTTGGCGGGCACGATATCAAGACAGCCGGGGGAAGGCCGGGCTGCGGCGCGCGAGTTCATCAACGAGCGGCAATTCGGAAATGCCCTCGATACCGGCGCCCGGGTGCGCAATGATCAGGCGCTCTCTGATTTTCTCGGGTCTGACGGCAGTCTCGCGACGGAAAACGCCCTGACCGCAAGGCAAAAGGCGGCGGCGGCGCCTCTTTACGAGGCGGCGAACCAAGACCCGATCGAAATGAACGACACGTTGGCGAAATTGGTCCCTCGCCTCCAGGCGACTGGCGCCTATCAGGATGCCACGCGCCGAATGGCGATCCGGGGCACCGGCCCGGCCGATCTTTCGACGCTAGAGCCCTGGCAGGCCATGAAGGAAGACCTAGACGCGACAATTAATGCCCGCCAAGCGTCCGGCGACAAGAGCGCGGCGCGCGATGCGACGATGCTGAAAAACGAACTCACAGGCGAGCTTTACAAGCAAAGTCCAAATTACCAGCAGGCAAATGCCGTTTGGAAATCTGACGCGGATATGAAGGACGCCCTCGAACTCGGGCGCAAGACCGCCAATCCAACCTATACTCGCGAACAGCTCACGTCGGATTTCAATGGTCTCTCTCCTGGCGAACAAAATATGTTCCGCCTCGGCGCCGCCAACGCGCTGCGCGAAAAGCTTGCCAATCAATCCGGGACCGGCGGGTTGCCCACCGCTGCAACGGGCGGAACGGCCCTCGGGCAAAAGCTCAAGATCATCGCTCCCGACGAGGATAGCCATAACCTCTTCATGCAACGGATGCAGGGCGAAGCGGACATGGCAAGAACGCGGCAGGCGGCTACCGGCGGCTCGCAAACAGCCGAGCGTCTCGCGGAGGATCAGGGTTCAGCCGGAGACGTCGGGAAATCGATCATGCTCGGCGCGTCGGTCGGCATGGGTCACGCGCATTGGGCGCTTCGCGAGGCCGTGCGCTATGCGAAGGAACTCGATCCGAAGATGCGCGGGCCGGTCCTGAATGAAGCGCGCAAGATCATCCTGAACCCCGATCCCGGCGCGGCGCAGCAATTTGCCGCCAAGATGCACGACATTGGCGCGCCGCCGGAGCCGACATCGAAAATCTTGAACCTCGTCTCGCGCGCGCCGCAGTCGTTGCAGGGCACGCCTGGCAGCGCCTCGATCCGGGCCATGACGCCAGTGGAAATGCAACAAGGCGAACCGCAGCAAGCGCAGCCACCGGCCCCGGCCACTTGGAAACTCATTCGCCGCCAAAACGACGGCGCAACATTTCTGCACAATCCGAATACCGGCGAAATGCAACCATATGCGACAGGGCAATAAAACAATGCGCAAAATGGCCGTTCTCAAGGCGTTCTTTCCGCTTATTGTCCTCGGCGGAGGCATCGCGAATGCCCAGACGCCAAACTCCGTTCCACTTTCGCCGACGCAAATACAGGCCGCGACCAATGCCGCCATCGCGCCGGCCGTTCCAGGCGGCCTCACCGCTGCCACCCTCAACGGAATATTCAACCAATTTGATCCCTTCACAAACTTGTGGTTCGACGCGAGCAACGCGCAGAATGGATTGCTGAATAAATGGAACGGAACGGCGTGGGTTCCTCTGATCATCACGGCCGCCAATGGCGGGTCCGGCGTGACGACCGCGACGGCGAATACGTTCCTTGCCGGCCCGGCGACAGGAAGCCCGGCCGCGGGTGCGTATAGGGCGATCGTACCGGCTGATATTACGACCGCGCTCACGACCTCTCTCACTTCACCGCCGCCGATCGGCGCGACGGCCCCGAACAGCATCGCTGCAACCACACTCTCGGCCAGCGGCGCGACAACCCTCACCGGCGCAATATCCGGGGCCGGGGTAACGGCTCTTCTCGCGGCGCCTTCGCCTATCGGATCGACAACACCAAGTACCGGGGCATTTACCAGTTTATCCTCAACCCTGGCCTCACCCATTGCCGGAATTCCGTTCAATCCGAGCGTTCCAGTCTCAAGCACTTTTTCGGGTCCAAATGAACCGGGAATATTGCTGACAGGCGGCATCCCGCTCAATATCGCGAGCACATTTACGACTGCGGGGAGCCAAACACCGGCAGGCGTGGCCTATTTCAGCAGCACCGAAACTTATGTTGGCGCGCCAGGCGCTGGGACGTTCCCAGCGGTTTACGGGTTTAATAAGATTGGCGGTGGCGCCCAGGGGCCGCAGGCTGGGTTGCTCGGCGTTGCGTTCAACGGCAATACCGTGGGCAGCCAGCCATCTGGTCCCTCTGGCGCGATCGGAACCTATGGGCAGGGTATTTGTGGCGTTTCCGGCTGTACCGCGACATGGGGAGGCGTCATGGCCGCGTATGGCTTTGGCGCCGCTAATCCAACTAATCCCTCGATAGGTTTGGAGGTTGATAATTACGACATTGGGACAGATAATAACGGGGTTAGAGTAGACCTGCAATTAGTCTGCGCGAAAGGTAGTTTTGTAGGAACAGCACCTACCTGTACTAATATAATTCTAGCAAGTGGAAATGCAGGGAATGTCTTTAATTATACAGGCACGGCAACAAACGGAATCAATTTCAATGGCGCGTCGTTAACAAATGTAATTATATCGCCAGCGTTCACCGTAAGTGGCTTAGGTGATATTACAGGTCGCAACATCGTCGCGAATACACTGAACTTAAGTGGCGCCGTGTTTTGGGGAACAGATACAGGAACAAGCGGCGGACAAATCCTACTTGATTCGGGTTCAGGAAATTTTTTCTTTGATGATCTCACTGGCGGCTCGTGGGTTTTCCGCACAACGGCAGCCGCCGAGGTTGCGAGAATCACGAACACCGGAATACTCAACATAACCGCCGCTGGCGGTTTCGCGGCCAATGGCTCGGTTGCTACGGTGCTCGGATCGTTGGGGCCACCGGGATCGCACACGACGGTTCAACAATGGTTGGTCGTTCAAAAGAGCGGCACGACTGGCTGGATTCCTATGTTTTGAAGGTGTGACGCATGAAAAAAATGTTGCTTGTCGTATCGACGCTGCTCTGTTGCTCTCCAGCGTTCGCGAACTCCTTCAAGATGACCTTCAATCAAGTCATGGCACTTCGAGGGGCGCTCGCGGCGCTCGACGGCGCGCCGCAGATCATCAAGGACGGCTCGCGGGAAACATCGGTGATAGTGCCCTACAAACTTGGAGCAGGTATGCGACTTCTGATCGCTCGTGATATTGCGAGCGCGGACAAGCTCATCAGCACGGTCAGAACCGCAGCCAAGCCGGTCGCCGAAGAATTGCAAAGGTTGCAAGGCGCCAACGCTAGCCAGGGTGAGATTGGCAAAGCCACGGCGGCCATCAATGCCCTTGGCGAAGAAGAGCAAACGATCGATCTCGAACCGATCAACACCAAGGAACTTGCGCTCGACCAAAATCAAGTCCCAGCCTCCAATCTCGCGGCCTTAGCCCCAATCCTAGTGGACAATTAGATTTGAAATGACGGACGCAGCAGCAGCGGACCCGTGGGCCGGCCTTGCTAATTGGGACCATCCACTCCCTCCCGGCTTTGAATATGTCGATGACAAGAACTATCCCCCGCCTCCGCGCCAAACCTCGGCGCGCAGCGTCCTAGGCGCCGGAGCATCCGGCATCAACGCCGGCCTTGCGGGAACGCTTGGGCTCCCCGTCGATGTCGCCAACACGGCGCTGCGCGGGGTTGGCCTGCAAACCAACCCAGCCCCGATCATGGGCTCGGCATGGCTGCGCGGAATCGAGCGCAGCGTCGGGATCAATCCCGATCTCGCGTCCGACGCGACGACGGCCGAGAAGATCGCCCACGCTGGCGGTTATGGCGCGGCGGCCGCAACCGTGCCAGCCGCGGGCGTTGGGCTTGCCGGCGAGGCTGGTGCACTCACCGGACCGGCCTTAGAGACGGCGCAGGCGATTACCGGTGCACCGACCGCCACGACAGCAGGATTGGGCGCCGTAGCCGGCGCGGCCGGCGGGGCCGCCGCCGAAGCGGCGCCGAAGGGATTTGAGACAGCGGCTTCACTCGCTGCTCAATTGGCGGCCGGACACGGCTTTGGGAAAGGGGTATCGAGCCTTACCTCGACACCCCCCCCAAGCGATATCGAGCAGTTCCTGAACGAGGCTGACGTTGCCTCGGCGCGCGCGGCCGGCGCAAAGACGCGGGTAGAGATCGATGAATTTATCCGAAACAAAGAGGCTGGTACGACGGCCGCCCTCCCGGCTCCTGCAAGCATGGTGGGAGAGGGTGCCCCCGCGAATGCGCCTCATGTCGCAGAGCCTCCACAAGCCGAAGCGCAAGCTCCTCCCAACATTGTGGCCCCCGAGAATGCGCCTCCTGTCGCAGAGCAAGCCGGAGCCGCTCAGGCCGGAACTCGCCAAGCGCCCGTCAAGGTACAAGCCCCCGACGAAATCGAGCCTGCTCGCAATGTGGCGGACACTGCACCTTCGCCTGCTCAATCCGAGGCCGGTAACTATCAGAAGGGCCACGCGAATTTCGACGGGTTGCCCGTCACGATCGAAAATCCAAAGGGTTCGATCAGATCAGGCACCGATCCGAATGGCACGCCATGGAGTTCCGTCCTTCCGGCGGACTACGGCTACGTAAAAGGCTCGGTTGGCAAGGACGGCGATCATGTCGATATTTTCCTCGGCGACAAGGGGCCGAACGGAAAAGCCTTCGTCATCGACCAGAACGACCCAGCGACCGGTAAGTTCGACGAGCACAAGATCGTCGCTGGCGTCGATAACGTAGCAGAAGCGGCGCAAATCTACCATGGCGCCTTCCAGGATGGCTCCGCGCCGCAGCGCATCGGCGGAATTACCGAAGTTCCGATTGATCAGCTCAAAACCTGGCTCGCGAGCGGGCCGGTAAAGAAGCCGTTCGCCAAACCGGCTCCGCTACCGGAGGGGTTCGTTCCTTACACTGGTTTTGAAGATGGGACCGACCGGCCGGTCACTGCAACAAAACCCGCGCAAAATATTCCTGAAAATATTACCGCGGGCCTGACGGCGGAACAGGAAGCCGTCGTCACATCGCACCTAAAAGCATCGGGACTCACGCAGGCCGATATCGGCCAATTGTGGCCGCTTGGCCTCCGTCCGATCGATATCGATCCGCAGGCCGCTGCCGCTGCCAAGCAGCATGAGGCGGCGGGCGCGCCGCCGGACACAGCGTACGAGAGAGCCGTCATCGAGGCGGCGCTCGCCGATCCGAAAGTTCAAGGTATTAACGATGGCGAACAGCTCCCCGCTGCCCCCGAACCAATACAAAGTTCTGTTGCGACGGCTCCAGAGCCTCGCCCGCCTGTCGCGGGGGCCGGACCAGTTACGCTACCAGCGCTGGGCAAAAGCCCTGCTCCTGGCGCACCGGAAACGGCACCCACAAGCCTAACAGACGCCGCCGGGCGCCAGCATGTTCTCGATACATCGCAGCCATCGGACGCGATCGCGAAGCATCTCCTGGAAAAAGGTTCTCTTTCCAGAGAAGACGCCGCAAAGCTCACCGGCCACAATCTCAGCGATCCGAACCAGCTAAAGGCTTTCGAGGAAAATGTCGAGCTTGGCGTCGTCAAGGCCGCGCGGCACATCATTAGGGCAATAGCCCAACCGGAAGTCTTCGACCGGCTCGTCAAACTCTACGGCGATCAGCCCAAGCTCGGCACACGAACCTCGACCTCGATGCGCGATCAGGCGTACAGCACGCCCATACCGCTGGCCTATGCCGCTTCGAGGCTTTCCGGTGTCGCGCCGGACAAAACTGTTTACGAGCCGTCCGCGGGCAACGGTGCGCTTTTGATCGAGGCGCACGCCGTCGATACCGTCGCCAATGAATTGAATCCTGGACGGCTAAATGCATTGAAAAGCCAAGGCTTCCTTGCTATGAACAAGGATGCCTCGAAACCAACTACAGCCGAAGCGGCGGTCAAGCAAAACGATGGTCCGTTCGATATTGTATTGCTCAATCCTCCTTTTGGAGTGCGTCACGGCGAAGGTGGTGCAGGGGACCGTTTTGACCTATCGCGTTTCCAGCCTGGCTATGAGACTGGCGAGATCGATCATGCTATCGCGCTGAACTCGCTTGCCGCGATGAAGCCGGACGGGCGCGCCGTCCTGATCCTCGGCGGCCCATCGCCACTTGCGAAATCGGACGAGGCCCGCACCAAGGCTTACGGAGCGAAGGCCAAGCGCGAGTTTTACAAGACCCTTTACGATAAGTTCAACGTCGATGGACATTTCACGGTCTCCGGCGACCTCTACGAAAAGCAGGGCGCCGGCTGGCCGGTTGATGTAATTACGATTTCGGGAGCCGGAAAGTCCGCGCTCCTCTACCCTATGATGACCGCGCCCCCCATGTTGAATACGTGGGCCGCAGTGAAGGAGAAGGCTCTTGCCGAGCAACCAAGCCATCCGCAGCCAGTTAGCGAGCCACGCGGCGAAGCTCATGCACCGAGTCCCACAGTCGGAGCGCCCGGACATGATATTGAGGATCAACCGCTCAATGGCGGACTCGGGAATGCTGGACCCCCTAATCGACCCGAAGGCGAACCCGGAGCACTTCGGCCAACAGGCGTTCCTCAACAACATGAGCATCGAGAACCATCTGCCGCACCTGAACCTACCGAACATCCTGTGCGCGGAGAACCCGGAGGACATGGCCAACCGCGTCCTACCGAACGACGGCCACCTGGAGTAGAGAACCGCATTTCGGCTGTCCTTGGCGATCTTGCAAACTATGATGGCAATCGCGTGTACCTATCGACGGTGCGCGCCGCGCTTTCTGACTTGCCACGCGCCGAGCAAGACGCTGCGATCAAGAGCTATGCGGCCAGCCACGACGTTGGGCTTTATCCAAACGACAATAGGATAACAATTACGCAAGATCAGCGCGACAACGCCGTTCACATCGGCAATGAGCCTCGACATTTCTTTTTTGTTGGGAACCCACCACCGCCACGCCATGCCGCGCCAGCACGCCAACCGCGCGCGGCTCCGGCGCCCCCTTCGCAGCCAGAAGCGCCGAAGGAAGCCGAAACCGAAAATCAGGTCGCATACTCGCCAAAGTCCACGGCAGGCACCAAACTTGGCACCCTCGCCCCCCGCAATATGCGTGACGCTTCTGACGCCGCTCTCGCCAGCGTGGAAAGCCGGCATGGCCCAATCGCCAAATACGTCTCAAGCGAGCTTGGCTACAAAGCCGCCGATCTTGGCAAGCATTACTCGGCCGAGCAGGTTGACGCTCTCGGCCTCGCAATCGACAACATCGAGCGCGGCGGATCGTTGATCCTCGGCGATCAGACCGGCATCGGCAAGGGCCGCGTCCTCGCTGGGCTCATTCGGTATGGCCTGCGCAAGCGTATGACGCCGATCTTCGTTACCGAGAAGGCAAACCTCTATGCCGCCATGTTCGACGACATGACGGACATCGGTATGACGGACATGCTCGGCCGCGAGCCCCGCATTCTACCCACCGACAGCAACTTGAAGCTCCCGATCGGCAGCCAAGGAACAATTCTGAAAACGCCGGACGGTCCAGAGCAGGAGAAGCAACTTCGCGATGTCGCCGCCAATGGCAAGTTGCCCGATCACGACATGATCATGACCACCTACTCGCAAATGCAGACGGTCAAGGGCCAAGACACGGCGCGCCGTGGATTTCTGCGGTTGATGGCACCGAATGCCATCATCCTTTTCGACGAGAGCCACAATGCCGGCGGCGCGGCAGTCGAGAAGCGCATTGCTAAGGGTAAACCACCGCCGCCGCCAGACCGCGCCGAATTCGCCCGCGAGCTCGTTCAGAAGGCCAAGGCCGTAGTCTATTCCTCGGCGACCTACGCCAAGCGGCCGGACAGCATGCGGCTCTATTCGAAGACCGACATGCGCTACGCCGTCGCCGACATGAAGGACCTCGGCGAAGCGATCAAAAAGGGCGGCGTGCCGATGCAGCAAGTCGTTGCATCCGCGCTTGCCGAAAGCGGCCAGTATCTTCGCCGCGAACGATCCTTCGACGGTATCAAGTACGATATGGAAGTGACGCCGATCGATCGCGCGCTCTACAGCGGGTTCTCCAAGGCGCTGCGGGCGATCAACGATTTCTCGAAGAAAGCCGGGAAATCCGTCAAAGACATCGACAAGGAAGTCAAGGCCGAGGCGGCAATCGCCGGCCAGGACGCCTCGGTTGGGGCGGCTGGCGCGGAAAGCACGAATTTTACCTCCCTCATGCACAACGTTGTCTCGCAGTTCCTGCTCGCCTCGAAGGCGGAGCGCGCGGGCCAGCTTGCGGTCGAGGCGATCAACAGAGGGGAGAGGCCGGTCATCGCCGTCGCGAACACGCTGGAAAGCTTCGTGTCTGACTATATGGAGCAGACTGGCGCGAAGACCGGCGATCTCATCAGGGCGAGCTTCGGCGATCTTCTCTCACGCTACCTCGATCGCTCGCGTGTCGTGACGATCAAGAAGCCGTTCGGCGCCGTGACCGACAAGCACACGATGACCGACGAGGAACTAGGACCCGAAGGGCTGGCGGCCTACCATGCCGCGCAAGCCGTCATCAACGGTCTGGATTTCGGCAAACTCCCGATTTCCCCGATCGACAAAATCCGCCAGGTGATTTCGCAAGCCGGCCATGCGGTTTCCGAGATCACCGGGCGCAACAATGTGCTCGATTACGGCAAAGGCAACATTCCGCAGATCGGCACGCGATCCGGGAAGGAAAGGTCCGTCGCTGGGCGTACGCAGACGGTAAAGGATTTCAATTCAGGAAAGTTGAAAGCGCTAATTCTCAATGAAAGCGGTGCGACCGGCATATCGCTCCACGACAGCGAGGCGTTCCCGGAAAGCGGACGCGGCCAGCGGGCCATGATCATCGCCCAGGCGCATCCGAACATTGACACGCACATGCAAATGCTCGGGCGCGTCAACCGCACCGGCCAGGTATCCAAACCGCGCTATGCCCAGCTCGGCGCCGATGTCGCGGCGGAAAAGCGGCCGATGGCCGTGCTCGCCAAGAAACTCGCCTCCCTCAACGCCAATACGACGGCGAGCGCGAAGAGTGGACTTTCCGGCAAAGGAGCGGTCGATTTCCTGAACCGCTACGGCGATGAAGTGGTAACGCAGGTCATGCTGGATGACATGCGGGCTCATATCGACATGGGCGAGCCGCTCAAGGAGTCGCTCAGTCCAACAGAACCGATGGAGGACGCCGCGCGCCGGGCGACCGGCCGCATCGCGTTCCTGGAACCGGATATCCAGGACCGTATCATGGACGCGATCGAGAGCCAGTATAAGGCCAAGATCGACGATCTCGACGAGCGCGGAGAAAACGCGCTTGAGGCGAAGCACCTTGACTTACAGGCCAAATACGAGGGTGGCGCGGACATCTCTCAAAAGACCGGCGATAGCCCCTTCCAAGACGCCGTGCATGTCGGCACCTACGACGTAAAGAGCGACCGCAAGCCGCCGAAATTCGACGACGTGATGAAATCGGCCTATGCGATGCTCGGGCGCGAGATCGTTCCGAAATATGCGCCGCTCGAAGCGCTGCAAACGGCTGGCGGGAAGACAGTCTCAGCGATGATGACCCGCGCCGATCAGGCGTTCGCCGAGTACAAGAGCGCGATGCGAGCGATTACCAAAGACCCGGATATCGCGGCAGAGCAAGCCAATCGATTGGCGGACGGCAGAGAGGCAATGCGGGCCAAGCTCGCCGTCGTCTATCCTGGCTCAATTTTGCATCTCGACGAGAACGATCAAGTCCCGCTGCCCTATGCGATTGTGATGGTGGTGAAACACGAGGGAAAGGCGCTCAATCCTTATGCGCCGTCGAGTTGGCAGGCCACGATGGCATTCCCCGGTTACGGCATGAGAACGGTTCCGTTTTCGCAGTTGGGAACGAGGGAAACCGCCGAACCGGATGCGATGCAGGTAGCGCCAGCATCTATGAAACCGGATGAACTCGCCAAGATGTTCGACAGCTTCAAGAGCGAGCTTCGCGAAAAGCGGGTGATCGCCACGGGCAATCTACTTACGGCCTTCGATCTCCTACGCCATGCTGGCCAGATCGCGCATTTCACGATGGACGACGGCACGGTTCGCCAGGGCATCATTCTCCCGCGCAAGCAGACCTCATTCAAGGACGTTGCCGGCGGGGCCGTCAAGAAACTTCGAGAGCCGAGCGACATCATCAAATTTCTGGAGAAACCCGGGGGAACCGCGGTTTCCGCGGATGGAGCGATCACGATAAGCCGCCTATATGGCGGCTTTCTTATTTCCGTCGTTGGCGCGCGATCCATAGGCGGAAAATACTTCCTCGATCCCGGCGTTCTTGAGGCGCTAGGCCGTGACGAATTCATCAAACGCGGCAGCGAAATGCGTGCGTCTGCGCCCCCCGACAGAGCCACGGCTGTCTTCGAGGCCCTGATCAAAGCCGGCGCGAATTTCCAGCAGAAGTAAACGGACCCTAACCCCATCGAGAGCCGCCTTCGGGCGGCTTTTTCGCGAGCACTGAAAGGATTCCACGATGACCGAAATGATCATGATCTCAACCACGCCGCCACAGGTCGGACAGACCCTTACGGCGACGGGCGGCAGCGGCGGCTATCAGTGGTACAACGAGGGGTCTGCGATATCCGGCGCGACTTCCGCCACCTATACGCTTCAAAACAGCGATATCGGTTGCCTGATAAGCGTCGAGAGCGCGAGCGGCGTTTTCAGCTCGCTCGTTGGGCCAGTGCTTGGGTCAACTGTCCGCTACGTCAGCATGACGGATGGGCTCGATACCAACGACGGCACGACCTCGATTCCCGGGGCTCCACACGGCCCATGGAAAACGCTCGCGCATGTGAATGCGCAAACGTTCGCGGCAGGCACGTCGATCTTGTTCAAGCGCGGCGACACATGGCGCACAGATGGGAACGCCGGCAATTCCCTCGGTGCGCAGCTGCGCCCGCCATCGAGTGGCACGGCCGGTAATCCAATCGTATTTGACGCTTATGGGACCGGCGCAAATCCGATCATCGATGGATCATGGGACGCAAGCCAAACAAGCCAATGGACGCTCACCACGACCTCCAACGTCTGGCAGAGCAATCAACAATTTTCGCCGGCAACTGGTAACGGGCTTCCCAACAACCAGGCAAACGACGTCGGAAATATCCTTTGGGGGTTTTCTCCTATAGGCGGAACTAATGTTCCACCTGCTTTACAAAACGCCAGTTTTGGACAAATGAGGGGAGGAGGAGCAGGCGGAATTTTCTATAAAGCGGGCGACGCTCAGGCAAACATTGGAACGACACAAGGAAATTGGAATTTCAATACTGATAATTTCAGGGTGCAAATTTATTCAACATCGAACCCTGCCACGGCAATGCCCGGCCTAAGTCTCGCGATCGACACCGCTTGTATTTACATCGTCGGACAGAGTTATTTAATATTCCAAAACCTGACCCTGAATAATTGCGGTATGTCGCCGATCATGTCTCAACAAGCCGGGACAACCGGGGCGAATAATATCATCATCCGTGATTGCGTCATTCAATGGTATGGCGGCGGAAATCAAAATGGCGGCAACATCGTCAGGTTTGGCGACGGTATCGATATCGAGGGCAGTGCGCAACACTGGCTGATCGAGCGTATTTGGTTTTATCAAGGATGGGATATTTGCGTCGGGCCTCAATGCGGCGGAGCGCATCAGGATGATATCACCGTACGCAATTGTGTTTGCACAAAGACCGGTGGGTTCTTTGTTACCTTTATTTTTGGCACTCCAACTACGGTAGGTTTAAAGCTGTATAACAATACATGCTATTGCGCGCCAGATAGTTGGTCCGTTAATCAAAGATCAAACGGAAATGCAAATAACCTTGGTCTTTTCCTTGGAGCCCTAGCTCAAACCAGCATGATCATAGAGAACAATATCTTTGCTGGCATCGGTGGGCAAGGTACGAACCCCGGCTTTGGCATTAATGGCGCGGGAGCACATTGGAGTACAACCGGTAACTATGCAAATCCGTTCAACTATATGTGGCTAGACTATAATTTCTGGCCGAAAAATACAGAGACCGGCAACTCGCAGCAGATCGCTCTCACCGTACCGGGGGGGGGCGGGAACTTCAATCTGAAGGATTGGGTCAAGGGCGTTAACACTCCTACCGGGGCGGGAACCTTCACTCCTGCCCTTGAGGTGCACGGCATATTCGATCAAGACCCGCTGTACACGAATCAGGGGGCGCTCAATTTCGTTCTTCAAACAGGCTCGCCCTGCCGCAACGCTGGGCTGAACCTCTATAGCGCTGGCGTGGTCTGGGACATCAACAAGAACCCCCGCCCGGCTACCGGGGCCTTTTCGATGGGCGCGTTCCAATGACCCGGGAAGAACACTTTCTCCAGTGGATTATCGTTCTTGATGCCGCGCTGTTCATCCTTTGGATAGTTACATGACGACGGTCCATGTCACTGCGCCGATGCTCGCGGCGTACAACCATTTCCTTGCAGTCGGCTTCACGGAAAACGGCGCGGCGGCCCCGGTCGGAAACGGCTGCCAGGAAAGCGGCGAGTTCCTGGTCGCCACAATGTTCCGCGCGCATCCCGACTGGTCCGGCGGTGTCCCTGAGGCTTTGAAGTCCGGCGGCTTCGAGGAATGGATGGGCGATCGAAAGACCGCCTGCATTGCGTTCATCGGACGGGCGGAAACCCGGCTCGGCGTCGCCAAGGGATCGCTTTTGAATGATTTAGGAACGCAGTGCGATTTCGTGGTTTACGAACTCCAGACCAACCCGAGATATCTCACCCTCTACAGGCAATTGACCACCGGATCGCGGTCGATAACGAACCTTACCGCGAACTTCATGGCGATCTATGAGGTTCCGGCGCTCAGGACCGCCAATTTGGACAATCGGATAGCCCATGCCGAGGCGGTGGCGGCGCGGGCGAGAGAAATGAAAGCGGCCGTTCCAGTGCCTCAGCCGCGCGCGCCCGCAACCGTTCCGCAAGCGGCGGCACCGGAGGCGCCGATACCAGTTCCCACGGCCCCAGCGTCTCCGCCCAGCCTCCCCACGATATCACCGCCCGCGGCCGGCAGGATCACCGCCGTTCTCGACAATCTCATGGCGCTGCATACGACCTATCTCGCCGAGCGCGCGTCTATTGACGCGGAAATCGCCATCCTCGAAACAACTATCGCAGATTTTGGAAAATTGCAGGGAGCGGCGCCGAATCCGATTCCTCCACTTTTGCAGAAACCGGCCGCCAAACCGGCGGTAACACCACAACCACAAGGAAACCCAATAATGAATCCGCAAGTTTTGGCAACAATTAGGTCCATTCTCCTGGCCTTCGGCGGCGCCGCTGTCAGCAAAGGCGTAATCGATGAATCCACGATGACGAGTTTGGTTGGTGGTGCGACCGCCGCAGCATCATTTGGATGGTCGTTATGGACCCACAGCACGACCAATACCATCGCCGCGGCTGCTTCTCTGCCGGAGGTCCAAAAGATCGTGACAACTCCGGCGATCGCTAATTCTCCGAAGTTCGCCGCGAACGACACGGTCGTAGCCCACTAAATGAACGACGAAGACTTCAAACAGACCGTTCTCGATTATTTCGGGATGGTCGCACCACGGAGGCACGAGGAAATTATGGCTACACTAGCAGATATCAAAGCGCAGAACGAGGCAAACGGCAAAGCACTCGACGGCAAGATCACCGCAATTGCGGCAGCGCAAGCGGCCCATCACGCGGCGGTCGATAAGGCGCTCGCCGATCTGGCGGCAACCGGCGCGGCAGGTCATTCTGCCGTACTCGATGAGATCGCCGCCGACAACTCTGCCATGGCGAAGAAGATCGACGCCATCGACGCGCCGACAACGATGGCGGCAATGACGGATGAGATTGTCAAAGCCATTGGCGCGAACCCGACGCCATCCCTATCCACGCCCCCCGCATGACCACGCCGACTGTCGGCCAGGTCAAAGCGCACGCCGTCACGCTCGCCGCGATGGCGTCCGCGCTGCTCACGGCTCTGGAGAGCGGGAAATACGCGCCCGAGATCGCCTTGACCGAAAAAGTCCTTGGCGAACTCGGTGTCGTCCTGCCGCCACCAGAGGATGCGGAAATGGCACTCAAGGCGTTCTCATTCTTGAATGCCCTGACCGCGCCGCGCGGGCGCATCGTGCCGGATGGACGCGGCGGCGAAGCGAACATTACGAACAGCCGCGTCATGCCGGACGGGTCTTTTCGCGCTTATGATCCGGCGATCGACGGGACATGACAGATGGTGGGCTGAATGACGCAGGTCGATGAGGAAATGTGGATGGTCATCCACATCGGGCTCGCCATTATCTACGGCCAAGCGGCTGTTTCGGCGGTTGCCGTTATTGTGATCATTGTCGAGATGGCGTTCTCATGAAAACCAAGATCATGTGGGATGCGCTTGTCGGCGTGGCCGTCGTGCTGATGATTGCGGCGGCGATTATCGCTTTCACGGTGGCCCATGACCCAAAGGGAGGCGTGCAAGCCCCATGGCGGATGGGCGATTGGGCGACATGCCGCGACGGAATCCAAGTCTATTCGCGCAATCCGCTCTATCCGCTTGAGCCGCCCGCGGAAGAGCCATGCGTCGGGCACGGTGGCGTGCGGGCTTACGGCATAGGTAAACGCCTGAACGAGAGATAGGAGACTGAAAATGCCAATCGGAATGATTTTCTGGATGCTGATGATTCTGTGGTTTTTCTTCGGAATCGCATGGAACTCGAATTCGACGATGTTCGGGACATGGGGTCTATGGGGCAACTGGCTCTTGCTGTTCGTCCTGTTCTTCATCCTCGGCTGGAAAGAGTTCGGCTTCGTGGTTCACGGCTGAACCCAATGGGCGACGTGCTCCGCCATTCTCGCTGCACGGGCATAAGATTTTTATGGCGATGCACGCGCGCCGGCATGTGGCGATTGCCGTGGGCAAGACGCATCGCGCTTCGCCATATTGTTCCGCGCTACCGAATGCGTGAGCCAACCGAAATCATGCGCGCGGCGGCGGCGGTACGTGAGCCGGGACCGGCAAAGCGCCGGCCCCGATTCCTTCATTTCAGCCTTCAATTCGGCAGACGGTCGCGCCAATCCGAATAATTGCGCGAGAGCCTTCGCCGGAAAATAGGAATTCGGCGAAGTCCGCAGATCGCGCCCGCTTTTCGGATTCGGCCAAAGCCTTCTTCGCCATCGTCTCAACCGCTCCCCAAGTTGCTAGATCAGTTTGCGGTGAAAGCCTCGCGGCGATTGCAAGAGCTTGTCTTTCTTTGCCTTTTGCCATGGTTATTACTCCATTAGTGTGTTTATTCATACCTTATTGGTATGAACAATTCCTATAATTAGAGTATATCAAAGCAAACGTCAAGTATCTCGTCGTAAAACGTTCTGGGAATGGTAGAAAAATGGGTGAAAGCGGCTATCTCATCATCGCGGCAATCATCGGCCTCTTTGGGAATATCATCGCAACGGTCGGCGCCTCCTTTTTAAATCAGCGGGCCAACAGGAAGGCTCAGGAGGCCGCACGCGATGCGGCAGAGGCCGCCGCAAAGGCGCAAATCGCGACGGAGCACGCAGCTCGCGATGCGGCCAATGCGGCGCGGGCGCTGGTCGAGGCGGCGAAGACGACCGATGCGCGATTGACCGGCCTCCAAAAATCGGCCGATGAAAATATGGACGTGACCCGAGGAACCCACACGATCGTCAACAGCCAGCGAACGGCGATGGAGGAACAAATTGATGCACTGAAAGGGACTGTGGCCGGTCTCGTCAAGAAACTGGAAAAATTACAGGGACCTTAGACGTGACGAAAGAAAAGCCGTCTGAGCGCGTCATGATCAGCGCGCGCGATCTCAAGGACATAATTCGCGATGAGCTTTACGCTCTGCAATCTCGGCCAGATACGGCGATCCCGAATGAACTGGTCAAGGAAATCGCGAAGGCGATCGTGAAGCGCGCGCTCCTGTCGCCGAGGTAGCTATCATTCTCGCGTGGAACCCGCGCCTCTGCTCTTCGTCTATGATTACAGGCACCAATAATGCCCGGTTCTCGCGTATGATCTTTACGCAAATGTCCACACATTCATCACAAATGAAAACGCACGGACCGGCAATGAGTTTGCCCACGTCACGAACGTTCTTACCGCAAAATGAACAATATAGTTTATCCGCCTCAGCAGGTGTCATTTTGCAGCTCCATTCTGACGACAAACGCGGCGATCGCGCTTTGCCGGCGCAGACCGGTCTTGTCGCGAATGCTTGTAAGGTGCTTGCGCACGGTTTCATGAGAGCGGCCGATTATCACTGCGACCTGCACGGCGTTCTTGCCCTGCGCGATGATTAAGGCGACGCGGATTTCGGCTGGCGAAAGGCCGAGGGTTTGGAGTTTCGCTTCCGTGATACGGGGAGGGGTCATGGCGCCGCGCTTGTAGCCGAGGCTACATCGCGTCCCGCATTCGCCCCGAATACTCGCGAATCGATGCGTGTTGAACCGGGGCTATTCGTTTCGATCTGCGTTGATTTCATTCGATTATCCACCTAGGTTCGTCCCTTCACACGGGAGGGGTCACAGGTTCAATCCCTGTCGCGCCCACCAATGTTTTCATATAGTTAGTTGACAATTTGGCGATCCATTTCGGGGCCGATTTCAGGGGCCGCTCCTAGAACTGTGTCGATGTTGCCAGCTCGCCATCAGCCAAGTAGATGCCAAAGCGACCAAAAGGCTATTCCGAAGCCAAATCCAGATAAGAAAAAACTTGCACATGCGAGCCAAAGCCAAAAATTTTCCATCACCTTTCCTTCCCCGAAACAAGCCGCTCCACGTCTTTCGAAAGGTCAAAGTCGATCACGATAGGCTGTTCGTCTGGGTGCGTCTCGTTCCAATGGTCAATGTCGTCCTTCATTTGGCGAAGCTCTCTGAGAATTGCGTTGCGGCGGCGCGCAAATAGGACTGAAGCGTTACCTGTGGCCAGCTTCATCAGATCATCTTCTCTTTCCCGACACGCTGGCCACAAGTCCGCGCAGCGCGCTTGGCGAAAGATGCGCGTAGGTCGCTTCCACCACCCTTTCCGTCGTTCCAATCGCGCTCGCGATCATCGCGAACGAATAGCCCGCCTGAACAGCCCAAGATGCGAAGGTGTGGCGAAGAATATGAGGCGTCACTTCCGGCCCGAGTGCAGCCTTGACGCGCGCGGTATGCCAGGCCCGCCGCATCTTGGCGATCGGCAAGCCGCCCCATTCGATGACATGGACGCAATTTCGGGAATCTGGTTGACTGACTTCAAGCCCGGGTTTCCACCTTCGCAAATGCGCGGCAAGCCGTGGCGAGATCGGAACCGGCGGGCGCCGCTTGCTGGACTCGCTCTCCCCGGCGCCGCGGCGGTAAATCAGCCCAGCGTCGAGATCGATCCAGCCAGCGTCCACGGACGGCAGCCAGCGAAGCCGCAGAATGGCATCGTGACGCGTCCCGGTGTAGAGGCCCAGCAAGATGAACCTGGCGACGTGGCGGTGCCCGGAGCGCCATGCAGCCCATAGCAAACGCGCGGCCTCGGATCTAGTGAGCCAGCGCAGCCGAGCGGGCGAGGGCTTCGGCAGATCCACCGGCACCGGATATTTCAGCTTGCCTTCGCGATGCGCGTAATTCAGCGCCGCGGCAAGGAGACCAAGTTCCCTACGCGCGGAAGATGGTGTGACGGTGCGAATGCGCGACGCAAAATTATCCTCCGAGCTAAATTTAGTCGAAGTACTAACAAACTCTAATTTTGTCTTGAAACTGGCAATTGGCTGCGCGGTGCGCCATGTGGCGTACTCTCGGCTGCGGCCTGCCGTCACGTCGGACACCATCTTGTCGCCCCACCATCTGGCGAGCGGCGCCATCGTATAGGCTGCGAGTTCTGGACGGCGCATCATTGGCGCGTGTTCTTTGAGGTAGAGAGTAAGGACGTCGGCGACGGGAATTCTGGCCGGATCACCGTCGCCGAAGGCCGGTCGGTATTTTGCGGCGAGATATTCCGAGAGCCTTTTTTCAGCTTCTCCATGCTGGCTTGCAGCTGAGCCCGTGCCGATCTCATGCCCTCCGTCTCTAATTGACCATTGCGGCTGTCGTCCTTTTCTTTTCCGCAAATATAAGTGCGCTCCCTTACTAGGGCGGGGCATATTGGGTAAGCTCCTTCAATCGCGGAAAGGGTTGTATAATATCTTTTCCCGACACATGTAAACGCTAGTTTCCCTTGGCGGATAGCAGCCCTAAGCGTGCTCGCAGTCGTTGTGCCGTCCGGGAAGGCCAATGCTGCGGCGACTTCCAAGCTCAATTTATCGTCGCGAGAAATCTCCGGCCGCACGATGTTGATTGTCCGGCGGCTCATCGCACCCTCGCAAATTCGTCAAATTCCTTATTCGCAGCGGCACAATAGGCCGCGTGCGCTTCCTCTTTTGTGGTGTAATATCCAAGCCAACGCTTTTGGCCTCTGACACCGATTTGGGCCTCCCATTTTCCTGTCTTCTTGCAGAACTTAGCTCCTTTCAAGCCGCTGGTATTATTCGATTGAGCTAATCTGTTTGCCATGTTCTGTGAGCGCGTTGCGCATCTTAGGTTGCTCCACCTATCATCGGCGCGGATCATGTTGCGATGGTCAACCATGTTGCCGGTCATGTAGAGAAACGCGAGTCGAGATGCCCGATATCTTTTGCCGTCGATCATAATATCTCGATAGCCAGTTTGATTAATCCGCCCTGCGATCTCTCCGGCTAGATAATGCGATGTGCTGATAAGACGAATGGACACGCCAGTGTCTGGATCGTAATGCAATACCTCACGCAACCTCTCCGCAGTAAGCGTATCCCTGGTCACGTCCGATCGCGGGAAGATGGCGCGGGTGGTCATTTGTTTGCCAGCTCCAAGAGAACGTCGGCGTGGCACGCTCGATCGAAAGGGCAAAAGCAAGCCAAATTTTTCCCGCGCAGTTCTGCAACTTTGCTCGCGCTGTAGAATCCGGTATCCGCTAATTTTCGAAATAAATTGACGGCGATCTCTTGGTTCGCAACGAACGTGAAAGCTGGAGTTGCATATTCTTCCGTCGTTTCGCACCAAGCCATTCTAAAAAAAGATCGGCCGGATGGGTCAGGATCGCCGACTTTGAAGTATGCCCCAATCCTAGCTGGATTGCCCCATCCGCTCGGCCGCGCGACATTGACCGCCGGAAGCCCGTTCGTCGCGCGAGAATGAGCTTGCAAGTTGAAACCCTTCGCGCGTGAGAGATGAAGGCGCACGGGGCGCTGCTCGGCGGTCACGGCTTCGGCTCCGCAATCATGTATTTTCGGCATATATCGAGCAATTCAATCAACCTCGTCATGCTTTCGGGAGACGAGACCAGCGCATTTAACAAGAGGCGGCGCCCTTCATCTTCAAAGTTGATGCGAAAATAATCATCAGGGAGAATTACAGGCTCGTCAGTCACGGATGTCATTCCTCCCTGAGTCTTTCCGCTTGCTCTGGAGACGGCCAGTTTTCGTTCTCCTGCGGGTTGGGGAACTCGCGAATGGTATGGATCAATCCGCGATCCTCGATGGTTCCGATAATGCGCCCGCTGCTCTCCGGCGGGTTGGTGAGATCGCCGCGCGCGGCCATGGCGCGGAAGATATCCTCATACTCGGCGCTTCCGCAATGAAAGGCCGCATCGACCATCTCCTCCGTCGCCTCGATCGGATTGACGCGCGCGATGCCGTGCAGGGAGTCGAGAATGTGGGCGGCCTTTTCTTTGGCTATGGCAATGGTCTGTGGGGAGAAAGTCACGAGGCCATGTTCGTAGCGCAGCTCCTCCAAAGCCATCGCCTCGATGCACTGCGCGCGGTCTTCGGCGGGAGTCATTGGACCTCCACGGGAGGCTCTTGAGGCTTCAATGGAATGTTTGACTCTGGCCAGTTCTGCGGGTCTGCCTTCTGCGGCGCAATCGGCACAGTCCAGATAGTTCCAAACTCATCACGACATTCGAAGTGCGTAGTGACTTGGACGCATGTGATACAAAGAACAGCCAAAATGAGGTAGTCGCTGGTCATGACCCGGCCTCCTCGGCGGCGATGGCGGCTTGCAGATTCTCAAGTTTAGCCGATCCCCAAACTGAAATAACTTCCTTCGCCGCCGCGAGCAGCCGGGCGTGCGATTTAAAGAGACGCCGAAATTGTGCTTCGGCGGCGGCGGCGCGTGCTCTTTCGAATTCTTCGTTGGTGCGAAGGCGCTGCAACTCCGCTTCAAATTCCTCTTGCGCGCGCTCTACCCCGTTCATGAGATCGCTTTCATCTGTTTCTTGATGTCATCCATCGCCGCTCCTGTGTCGGTCTTGCCGTCCTTTTTTTTCTTGCGCCGCAACTCGCCGCTCTCGCGACGCTTGTCCGCAATGATGTTGCCGGCGCGCTCGATGGCGTTGGCGAGTGGTATGTCGAGCCGAGCTAGTGCGTTACGAACTTGTTCCTCTGTCCGGCCGATCAAAAGATCAATCATCGCCAGTTGTTGCTCGTACTCCCGGCAGTCGGCGGCCGTGTAGAACGTGCTTCCGTCGTCGGCTTCAAAGGTCGTTTTCATATCAGCCTCATTTGTTGGCTAGGTCAAAAAGCGTGTCCTTCTGCGCAAGCGCGCGGTAGTCTTCGACGATCGCAGACATTAGCGCGATCTCTCGGTCTGACTTTTCTTTCGAAAAGCGGCCGTTCTCAACAAACCTTGGATACACCTGGAGGCGTAATTTCAGCTCACGCTCGGCGCACTTCAATTTTTCCTCGGCGGTGAACGCGGTCATTTGATCCTCATTCTCGCATCGGTGGCCGCCTTCCAGACGTTGCGAAGTAGGCGGGCCTCGTCGCGGAGTTCGATGGCCTCGTCGCGCAAGTCCTGCAATTCCTCGAAGGCACGCCACGCGCGAACAAGCATCCACACAGCGGCGCCAATTAGGATCACAATGACCACCGTCGCCAACCAATCGAAATATCCCGCGTTGCACATCAGATCAGCCCATTTCCCCACGGCGATGCCTTGATCTCGGATGCGGGCTCCACCGCGTCGTGCGCCGACTGCGGGGGATTAGCTTCGGCCTTCACGCCGGAGAGCGCGCCTTCGACAAAATCATTTTCGTCTTGGGTCAAACCACCGCGGTCTGCGTCGGCGGCCGTACGTTTCCATGATTCGAGCTGCGCGGCGCCGCCCGCATCGCGCTTTTGATCAGGGGGTAGCTTCCGCCAGAAATCCGAGAGAGCAGCCATTCCTTTTTCAGCCGCGCGATGCCCGTGCTCAATGGTAGTTTCGGCTCGCGCCGCCATATCATTAAGCTGCCCCAATAGCTCTCCTGCTCGGCCCCGTTGCGTGAGCGGGTGAACGGTGAACGGCTTGCGATTGCTGCGTGAGGCGGTCAAGGCCAGCGTGACCTCGTTCTTGATCCCTGACATATGCGAAATGCGAATGCCCCCCACTTCTGCCCCGGCGAAAAGGACGTGCTCGTCGCGATAGATCGTCATCGATCGCCCGACCCATGCGCCTGTGTCCGGCCCCCACACGAACACCAAAACGCGCCGCATGGATTTTCCCGGTTTATATGGTCTGCCCTCGTCGCCATCGAAGTAGACGGTGACCGGCTGATCTCCCTTGCCGCCCTCGCTGACCGTCACTTTCTTAACCGTTATCGTGAGCGTGCGGCCGAGCAGACTATCGGCGTTGAGCTGATCCGATTTTGGCTCGATCGTTTTCAGGATGTCGTCGTTCATAGCGTAATCTCGATCTTCTTCGCGCCCGCGTGTTTTAAAATAAGCCGTGCGAATTCAATTGCCTCTGGAGGATAGAGCCCAAGCCACGCAACCGGCTTTCCAAATTCTATGCGCACAATGCGAGCGGACGGATCAAAGGTCACCGCAAAACGAAGTTCGCCTTCATCGGACTCGTCCAAATGACCCTTCGGAAATTTTCCTGTGGCTCCTAGTTTCTCGTCATTCATTATATTGCCTCCATCGGCGTGCTGACCATCAGCTCTAATTCCCGATCGAGCCACGCCGTCTCGGCCCATGCCGGATACTTTGGCCGCTCGATCTTGCGCGGATAGCCAGGCCAGCGATTTTCGGTGAGGCACTTGTGCCATTTGTTGATTGCGTACCTGGCTTTCCTGTCGCCGAAGTCGCGCGTAATTCCGTCCATTTCGAAAACTCGGGCCTCGAAAGGCGCCCCGCTTTCGACGAAAATCCAACGGTAGACAAAGCGTCCTGGGGGCACCTCCTCAAGCTGTTCGAGCCCGCGAAGATAAAAGGCCGCGCGCATGTCGAACGCGGTATCCGCGGCGGCGATCAGGTTGTTCAAGGACCGATCATCGAGCCCAGTTCCGGTCGTCTTGAGATCGTAAATCGCGCCGTCGTCGAGATCGAGCCAGTCAGGCATCGCGCGGCAAAGCGGACCATCGCCATTATCACGCCAGATCACTACGGTTTCGGCGATGCCCATGCCTCCCATGACCGCGCGTTCGGCGCCTGGGATTTCGGCAAGCGCGGCACGGACGGCGTCGGCGACGTGGATGGCAGCGATAAGCTCCGGTTGCTTTAGCGGGATTTTCCCACGCAGAGTAACATCATCGCGCCAGTCGCGTGCCTTCTGTGTCGTGTAATTGTCGAATGGACAAATTTCGAGGCCGCTTCCTCTGCCAAGTAAGATTTCGTGCGCCGCGGAGCCAAAGTCCATTGCCTTCGTTCCAACCCGCGTTGCCTCTGGATTGAGCCTCGGGTGAGCGGCGCGCGCATGGCGTGGTGTCTTTTGGATCAGCAATTTTGCGATCGAACTCGAAAGGCTCGGCTCATCCGCCGGGTCTGCATGATATTCGGCCGCTGGCATGTCGCGGTAAAGCCCTGGTCCGGTCACGCCTTCCTCCTAGTCAACATAAAAGATATTGAGGCGCGCTAACGCTTCGGGAGAATTTGCAGTTTGGCGCAGCAATTCCGCGATCGCGCCATTGCAGACCGTAAAGCCTTGCTTGCCATACTTGAGCATTCGGCGAACCGAAGCAGTTGGGTAGGTAATTTTGTGAACGGCTAGCCTTTTACGGCCCAAATCCCACAGCGCGTGTTCGCCACTCGTCAAAGTTTCTCCGTCGAATGCAAACATGCAAATCGTGAAGTCGAAACTGTCGATAACAGCGGCGGCATTCTCATAAAATGCGATCTTGATCGCCTGAACATCGCGCTCTTTTTCTTCGTTGCCTATCTTCCCGCGATAGTGGATATGGTGCTCCGTCTCGCGCAGCTTGACCAAGCCTTGCGCGGTTACGTGAGCCGTGAATGCCTCAAGCTGCCATTCGTCTTTAAAAAAATAATCGAAGTCGGTTTCAAGAGGTTCCGCAATAAGAGTTCGCCGAATGGCGCCGCCTGCGATCCATGGGCCTTCTGGCGATATCTGAGGCAGCTTCGTGAGAGCCTTACGAAGGTCCGTTTGCTCTGGCGGAAGATCAGCCGAGCGCGCCAAAAATTGATCCATGTTGTGAACGAAGCTCATTGTCTCTTTTCCACTTCGCGCCAGATAGCTCGCTGTTGCCGCAAGTCAGCGCTGTTGATGAAGTATCTGGGAGGATTGTCGCGGAACTTCCGGCAGTAGATGGTGGCCGATGTTGAACAGGCTGCGCACACGATTGAGAAATGCGTACATGGCGAGATCGCGCGTCATTGCGTCAGCTCCGGCGTTGGGTGCGTGGCAAGATGCCAATTCACACGGTCTGCGGCGATTTGCTCGCGAGTGCGTTCGAATGCCATCTCAACCACGATGCGCTCGGGGCCTGGTAGTTCCGCAATCAAAGCCTTCGCATATTTGATTTTCCCGGCGCTATCCGGTGGTAGCGGCAAGCAGCCGAATGGCACCCCCAGGTAGGTGCGCGTCTCGGCGAGAAGGTGAAAGAGCAGGAATGCTATCTCGTCATCGTTCATGATGCTGGCTCCTCTGTTGCTCTCGTTCCCTTTTCAACTCATCCAGATCGGTAGAATATTTATCGAGGGCCGCTGCTGCTTCCTTGAGCCTGTCTTCATAAGAGAGCGCGTCTGCGTGCCGCGCGAGACAACGCAAATAGCCATTCATGAAGGCTACTCGTACGTTGGCTAAAACAAGGTCATCGCTCATGGGCGCTTATCCTTGAAGACGAAATCGAGAAGCGCGATTGTGCCGTGGTAAGCGATCTTGGCCGACACAATGACGCAGAGAGTTGCAAAGAGCGCTTCTGTCATGGCGCGGCCCTGTTTCGGCGTGTGAGGATGATTTCACGCCTGTGCCTGAACTCCGCCATGGCCTCGTCGGGGCGTTGCTCATTAGAATTCCGCAGCGCGTAATCCCAAACCATGTCCATCAATGCCGCCTTCGAAAGTTGCTCGATCTCATATTGAAATTCGAACGGGACAAAGATCGGCTTCCTATTCTTGAGGTTCATGGCGTGGCCTTGTCCGCGTATGGTGCGTATCCTGGGCCGGTTGAGCCGTCGTGTTTGATGCCGCCGGTTTCGCATCCGACATATTCACCGTAGGCCATGCCAAGAAGAAACATCCCGAGCGTCCATATTTGGAATAGGACCGTGCGCGTCATGCCCGTTCCCCCGCGCGGCCGTGCCAGAATTCATCAGCGGTTGGCTCGCCATGGGCCGCCGCGTCTGCGTCACGGTGCGCCGCGTTCGCAGTGAAAATGTCTTCGATCTCGGATGAGAGATATTCGAGAGCGATGGCCTCGCGCGACGTCGGGTCCATGACCGGCGCGAACGAAAGAGGGTTGGACGAGGGGCGCGCGGTCATGGCGTGGCCCACCATGGTGGATCGAGGCAAGGCGTGTCTTCATGTGGCTCCGCACGTGCGTGCGCATTATTCCAATCGGCGATGGAGGCGCGGCATTCTTCGATCGTGTCGAAATAGCCGTCTTCTTGCCAATAGAAGCCGTCCTCGTTCTGCGAGATCGTGAAGCCTTGGAAGTTGGTCATGGGCGCCCCCCGGCCGCTTCGATGGCTTCGGCTATTTGCAAGGCCACGTACTGCAACCCGCTTGGGCTCGTCGCGCGATTGTCGAGATGTTGACATAGGAACAAATGCCATTCATCGGCATTCGATCCAGCCGGGCGGCTGAGACGCTTCGTCACCATGTCCGTTAGAATGTCGAGCTGAACGCAATCAAGATCGCCTTGTGTCCAGCCATCAAGAAAGTCGCGGAGCGCGTCGCCTTCCGGCGCCTTGCGCACGGATTGCTTTAGGAACGCTGCGGCCGCGTCCGCTACGGCTTTAAGGTTCTTGGACAATTTGGCTCTCCATTCCCCGGCGAGCGCCGAGGTTGATGGAGAAGTTGCTACACTACGTAGCCGCGAAAGTCAACACACCATGTAGCGATTTTGAAAAAAATATTTTCCCCGTTCAGGGCGGTGCGACGTTCTTGGACCGCAACATTACCGTATTTTAATAGCTGTTAACCATCATGGATGTTTTCGAGGCGTCAATTTGCTCGGTGATCTTAGACCGGGAGACGGAGCTGGTGATGCTCCTTGCCGCTGGGCATCCGGTGCAAGAAGAGCTGGCTGTTGTTCGTGCGCTGCTTCGATTGATCGCTTTAGCAACCGCTCCAATTCCGCTAGAGCGGATGCACTGAGCTTGTGGCGCGTTTCCTCGGGAAACATTATGTCGATCGCCGTCACCGTGGCGCCGTGGTGGCTAAAGAAGGCCGCATATCGCTCCGCGTCGTCCTGCCCGATCGTGCGGCTTCCGCGCTCATGGGCCGTATAGGTCGATGCCTTCCATTTTGCGCGCGCTGAGGAGGCCTTGACGGCCTTCGCCGCTGAGGTAAAGCCGGCTTCTAGTCGAGCCGCCATAAGGCGCCGTCCTTGCTCGATCCGTATTTTGGCGCGGTCTTCCATCGCTACGCAACGTAACAAAAAAATTGGCTACATGCGGTATTGACAAAAGCTAGCACTCGTTGTAGCCGTTTCCAGGATGAAGAACTTTCGGGAAATTATCGATGCCTTTGGCATCGGAAACTTTGCGAAGCTCCTTGGAGTGGAGAAAAGCCATGTCCGCGTGATGAAAGTCAGGAACGTTATCCCGCCTCAGTATTGGCGGAAACTGCTAGAAGCGCCGAGGCCCGCCACGTTGGCCACATTGAGCCTTGCGGACCTCGACGATCTCTATTCGTCGTCGGCGCCACGCCGACAGAACGCCACCGAACGCGAGGCGGCCGAATGAGCCGCTGGACCGGAGAGCGCATCGCCCGTCTTGGGTTCCTTATCGGCCTTGGCTGGAGCGCCAAACTCATCGCCGCTGATCCAATCGTCGCTTCGACCGACCACAATGTGCATATCCAAGCGTCCAGATACGGCCTCTCATTTCGCCGGGCTAAAGGCATCGCGACGTTCTTACCAGCGCGCGCCATCCATCATTTTGAGCGAGCCGCCACCAAGCGCGGGCTTTCTTACGACGCGCTGATTAGGCTCCTGCTTCTCGAAATCGCCGCCGATCCAAACCTTCTAGACAACATCCTCGATTTTGAGCCCGCGGCATGACGCACTCACTTTTTCGCAGCGTGCCGCTTGGCGATTGCGGCCAGGTCCAAGACCTCCGCGGGGTTGAGAATACCGCGCGCGGCGAGGATCGCAATCAAGCGCGCGAGAATTTGGAACACGGCGCGCAGCGCTGGATCGCTCATTCAAATCGTCCGGCCGGACATGAAAACTGAATTCGAGTTCGGGTGAAACCTGTGGCCGTACATATGCAGCGATGATCCCGAGCCCCTGGTTGGCAGACGGCGCTGGCCAGGGGCACCGTTTCTGAGCTTCCCCGCGAGGGGAGGGTACGCCGGGGCTGAACCGGCGATTTTGTAGGTAGGTTGGTGGGTATGCCGGGCGGCGCGGATGGTTTGGTTGCCTCTTTCCGTCCGCGCCGTCTCCTTTCGCTGGTGAATAAACCACGGAAGGAGTGGCTAAGTGCACAAAGAGTTTTTGGGATCAGAGCAAAACGCGATGGATGCAGCGGCATTTGTCGATAGCGCCCGCGAAATGGCGGCGTCCCTCGAAGACCGGGAGATACCGGCGGCCAGGTCGCGCCCGCTCGCACGCTTGCGTGTATCTAGGCTAGCCGGGGTGTCGGCGTCCCTTCTCCATTCCCTGCGCTATAGGCCGCCGAAGCAGATCGCGGCGGACGTATTCGAGCGCCTTTGCATTGCCGTCGAGCGGCAAGCGCTCACTCAAATCAGGACATTGGAGAATGAAATTGCGGCGGCTCATGCGCGCCGGCTTGGCGCTGACGATCGCGATCTCGGGAAGGTTCAAACTGCGCTGGCTGTCGCTCGCGCGCTTATGGAAGGAAGAGAAAAATGGGCAGACCGCTAGGAAGCAAGAATAAGCCGAAAGACGGCAACGGCGACGATGTACCGCTGCGGGTCAATACCGTAAGCGGCGATGAACTTCACGCGTACATCGATCGGATCGAATACTGCAACGAGCAGCAGAAAGAGATTTCGTCCGATCGCAGTCAAATCTACAGGGAGTTGAAGCAGGCCGGCTACGACCGCGATACCGTACGGGCGATCGTCGCGCGCCGCAAGCTTACGGCCGAGCAATGCGAGGCGGCTGATACTCTCATGGATCAATACCTGAGCGCCCTTGGCGACTTCGCCAGCACGCCGCTCGGGCAAGCCGGGGCTGAGAGCTTGCACGCTGGCGCGTAGGTGCGCGTGATGCCAGACAAAGATCATAGAGCGGTCCAGAAAGGACCGAAAACGGTCCAAAAAGGACCGCCAAACCGCAAGCTCTTCTCTCCTAAACCACTGCCTGAGTAGCGGCCATGCGCATTCTCGCTCTCGACCTCGGCAAACGGATGGGCGTCGCGGACGGCGATTCCGCGTTGCTTCGTGGCACGAAGGTGCATGGCGTCACCATCGAAGCCGTGACCTTGCGTGGGACGAGCGCGGAAGCGCGGGTGAGGTATCTGGCAAGGTGGCTTGATAAGCAGATATGCGAGCGCGGCCCTGGTGATCCTTTCCTTATCGTCACCGAAGCGCCGATGAACCCGGCTGCGCAGCGGAGCGATCACGCCACGATCGACATGCAGGCGTACTATTTCTGTCTCCATACCGTCGCCGGATTGTTGGATATCGACGTTGAACCAGCGCCGGTGATGGCGGTCCGCAAGCATTTCGTAGGAATGGCGTGCGCGCCGAGAATCAAGGGCCGCAAGAGAACGCAGGCCGAGGCGCAGGAAGCGCGCAAGTTCATCAACGAGGCGGTGCTCAAGCGCGCCATTCTGCTTGGCTATCTCCCGGAAGGATCGAAAGATTGGGATCAAGCGAACGCTTGTGCGCTTTGGGACTGGGGTTGCGCCAAATTCGGCCGCGCGCAGCCTAGCGAACTCATCATGTTTGGAGCGCGGGCATGAGTCGCAATTACCGCAAAGAATATCTGAGTAGGACAAAAACCGAAGAGGATAGGATGCGTATTCGCGAGTATATGCGCGAGTATATGAAAGATTACAGGGCCTATATGAAAGAACACCAGCGCTGGCCAGAATCGCGTGCTGCAAATGTTGGACGTGTCGTTGCGTTTAGAGCGCGCAAGGTTCGGCAAGCGGTCGCGGTAGAAAAATTTCTCGAAGCTTTTGACCACTTCGAGCACATGCGGCGCTGCGCGGAGTTTAGAACGGAAATGCGCGGGCGGAGATCGCTGTCATGAGCGACGATCCAGTTTCCTTCAACCGCGATAACAAATTTGATCTTCAATTGAGCCAAGCGCGATTGCGGGAGCACGCGCTAGCGGACATCCTTTGCCACGGGCGGATCGAACTCAAGAGCGAGACATGGCAGTGGGAGCAGACTGGTAATATTTGCATCGAGTATCTGCAAAACGGTAAGCCTTCGGGGATTGCGACAACTACCGCGGACGTATGGGTTCACGAGCTGCGCCGTGAGGATAGCACGCTCGTTTATTTAATGTTTCCAGTAGAGCGACTGAAGGCTCTTGCGCGTTCGGCGATCGAGGCTGGTCTATGGCGCAATGGCGCTGGCGATGGCGGCCGGTTCACTGTCGCGCTGATCAGGCTCAAGGACATTTTGAGATGAGCGGATTAGTTTCGCTTGACGATCTCGCTATGAAGATACGCGAGGCTTACGCGGGTTTGATGGAGACCGCGACCGAGCGGGCTTTGAGAGTTGGTCGTTTACTTTTGGAAGCCAAGAAGCATGTTTCCGAAGGTAAATGGGAAACCTGGCTTGCCGCGAATGTTCCCTTTGGCGTGCGCTCTGCACAACGATTTATGCAACTTACACGCGCTCCAAAGTTACACGCGACAAGCTTGTCGTTTCTGGCGAATAACGAAGCAAAAACAATAGAAAAAAAAGAAGCACGCGCGGCACGAGAAGCTGAACTTGGCGCAGCACAAATGGCTCTGCCAAACAAAAAATACGGCCTTATATACAGCGACCCTGAGTGGCGGTTCGATGTATGGTCGCGCGAAACCGGCATGGATCGCGCGGCAGACAATCACTATCCGACGAGCGGTATTGAGGCGATTATCGAGCGCGATGTGGCATCCATCGCTGCCGATGATTGCATGCTTTTTCTGTGGGCTACAGTTCCAATGTTGCCTCAAGCGCTTCGCGTGATGTGCGCATGGGGTTTTGAGTATCGTTCGCATTTCGTCTGGGCAAAAGACAAGATTGGAACAGGGTATTGGAACCGCAATAAGCATGAGCTTTTACTGATCGGCGTGCGCGGGAACATCCCAGCTCCGGCAATGGGAACGCAGGCTGCGTCGCTGATTGAGGCACCAGTAGGCAAGCATTCCGCGAAGCCTGAAAAATTCCTTGAAATAATCGAGAGCTACTTTCCGTCACTGCCGAAGATAGAACTAAATCGGCGTGGTTCACCGCGGCCCGGTTGGGATGCGTGGGGAAACGAAGCCGCGGAGGCTGCCGAATGAGCAAATTTGTGTTGCCTGGAAATGTGTTGGAAAAAATTATGAACGCTTCATTCGAAAATGTACAGGCCAACATTTGCGCTCATACTAATGAGGTTGGAGTAGAATGTTGCGATAGTCCAATTGAGGCCATTTTAATCATAGCGTTACAAGCGGAGACTGAATATGGATTTGGAGCATTTAAGTATGTAAAGTTTGTATGCAAACCACCAGTAGATTTCTATGACGATGATATTTATAATCTCGACCACATCGCAGAGAATGGATTTAGAACGTTGTTTGTACAACACCAGGCTCAATTAAAGGGTTGGCGTGTAGATTTTTTGATCAATGTTGCTAGTCAGTTCAGCGGAAATATTTATCCTCTCATAGTAGAATGCGACGGGCACGAATTCCATGAAAGGACAAAAGAACAAGCTGCGAAAGATCGCGCGAGAGATCGCGAATTTCAAGCTAAAGGTTTTACGGTTTTCAGATTTACCGGCGCGGAAATTTACCGAGACCCGTGCAAATGCGCGGTTCAAATTACGGAGTGGGCCGAAGAGAAATTGTATGCCGATAAACCAAAAAGAGCAGCGGCAGGGTGATGACCGACATTCCCGCAATGTTGCTCTGGACCGATGCTTATTTGGGCGACACATCGCATTTATCGACGTTCGAACATGGCGCGTATTTGCTGATTCTAATGGCCATGTGGCGCGCTGGGGGAACACTGCCTGGGGATGATGAAACGCTGGCCAGATGTGCAAGGGTGACATTCGATAAATGGAGAAAGATATCCCCGCAAATCAGAGCCTTTTTGATACCTGTTGCGGAAATGTCGCAAAAATCCCAATCGGTTTCCAAATCGGTATCCCAAGCGGATTACAAAGGGATACCGATTGATAATGGCCATTATAGTAAAAACAACGGGTTAGTGACGCAGAAGAGATTATGGCGAGAGTTGAATACAGCCAAAAGCCGAATGGAAAAAAGAAAGTCTGCAAGCTTTATCGGCAATAGGGCTAAAGCATTGAAAAGACAAGGGCCGACCCCTCCCCATCCATATCCATATATTAAAAAAGATTCTTTAAATGGTGAATTAAGGCAAGAGGGCGGATGGGTCCCGACAAAACGGATAGGGTCTAGGCTGTTCAAGGTTGGCGAGTTGGCGCCAGCTTACGATGGACAGCCGCCAAGTAGTTGGAAAAAACTAGAACCTAAGGATTGCACATGACAACCAACGAACGAGCCCCCGTAAGCACGCTAATCCGCGAATTGGCGGCCAGCATGAAGGCGTTTCCAAACGCGAAAAAGCGCGATGCGCAGCGCTACGAACAACATTTGCCATCAGGCGATCTCGAAGCCGAACTCGCCGCCAAATACCGCGACAAGCCACTACCGCCGCTATCCGCCAAACTGCGCGCGAAGCTCGGCGTCGGCATACCTGAAATCGCGGAATGATCGCCCATGGACCTGTGGAACTCAGAGCTTGTGGGTGATGCGCTCGTGGCAGCATTCGTCACGCTCGACCACATGCCGCAAGTTGGGGGGCCGCGCGGTCCTGGCGGAAATTGGCCAACAACGATGACGGAATGGGCCGATCAACTCGGGATCGATCCGATTGAACGCAAGATGCGTGAAGAGGCCGCAAATCGTGGACGCAGGCCGCAGCCGAGTGGAGAGGAGATTAAGCGCATGGAAGCGGCGTTCGACTGGCTACGAGAGCTGCGCGTGGAGGATTCCGGCATGGCGCTGGTGACGACCTTGTGGGCTTTGCGCACGGCGCAGGGCCGATCGATCAAACGGCTGTGTCACGAGAAAAAATGGGCGCCGCGAACGTTTTGGAGGAAGCGGGCAAAGGCGCTCTGCATGTTGGCGGCGTCCCTCAATGCGCGCGCGGTTCTTGTCTGGGAAGTATGCCAACCACAGCCCATCCGCGTCACACGGATGGGCCTCTATTAGCGCAAATATGGCGGTTTATTTTAGTTCTCAACAAAATAGTTGTGCCAACCCATTGACAAGAGGGGAAAAATGGCGGTCCCGTGCTCGCGCGTGCGGCGGAAAGTCGCGCCTTGGTATCAGCCTACAATCCTGGCGGATTGCAAACAATCTATCACCTACCTTTCTCCGGGGAGGCTTCGACCGGTGAGAGACTTAACGGGAGCCAAAGTTTCGCCTCGGTTCATACGCGCCAGCCGGCTCAATCTTGCACAGCATTTTTCAACCGTACTGAGCCATGACCCGAGGCGGACAACCAACCACACGCCCTACTCCGGGGCAATGTGAAGGCCCCTTGCCCTCTGTCGCGAAGATAGGCAAGGGGCCAAATCATAATAATCCACCAAACTAGTAGAAAAGTGTAAAATGGCCGGCAAAGGTGCTCCGCCTGGTCACGCCAAGATGGGCGGACGCGCACCAGGAACGCCAAATCGCATCACGACAGACCTCCGCGAAGCGATCATGAACGCCTTCACCACCGTAGGTGGCGAAGCTTATCTCGTACGCGTTGCGAAGAAAAATCCAACCGTGTTCTGCGCTCTGCTCGCCCGCATTTTGCCGCTCCAACTTCAAGCTTCAAGGGAGGGCGGTTCGCAATCGCCGGCGTTGAAGATTGCGGAAACGCTGGAGCTGCTCAGAGCCCGGCTTGGGCCGCCGCAGCTCCCGTATATCGAGGCTGCGCGCGGTCGAGAAAAGCAAGATATATCTAGTCCACCAAATTAATAGACTAGTTGCAAGTCACCATGCCTCCGGCGAGCGGCTGACAGAAGACTTGCCGCGGCGGGAGTTCTGGCGGTGGGGCAAACGGCGGTGGCTGTTGGGTGATGATGAACCCATTGCCTAGCGGCTGCGCCATCGATCCGTCGCTACCGATGATCGTGTCGCCGAGGCGCTGGTAGGTTTGAGCGTGCGCCGATCCGGTGGCGAGATAAGCGTAAAATCCAAAGGCCGCCAGCAGAACCAGACACAACGCGATTGTGCCAATCATGGGATAAACGATCACCGTGACCCACAATGGTTTGGTTATCGCTTCTTTCTCGAACCATATCCTGAACATCTGATTTTCCTTTCGTGTGTGACGATTAACGATAAACGAAGATCGCGGCAAAATTAGGTTGGGCAAAATAAATGGACCTGTCCGGCAACGACCTCGACAACGTAACGAGGACGATTCTTGCCGAGGCTGGCCAAAATGCCACACCTGCGTCGATGGCCGCGGTCGCGAGCGTCATTCGTAATCGCCTCGCGGCGGGCGGTTATGGGAACACTCCATCCGCGATCGTCCACGCGCCAAATCAGTTTGAGCCGTGGAACCCGAATTCCGGCAACGATCCCAGCCGGTTCGATCAGAACAGCCCGGCGTACAAGCAAGCGGCGGCGCTCGCGCAAGGCGTGTTCAGCGGCGTCGTCAACGATCCAACCGCCGGGGCGACGCATTTTTTCGCCCCGGCGGCGCAGGCGGCGTTAGGCCGTTCGCGGCCGACATGGGCAGGATCACCACCTACCGCGGAGATCGGCGGCCATCAGTTCTTTGCCCCATCTGGTCCAGTTACCGCCGACGCCATCGGGGCGGTCAGCGCTACTCCTGGCTACGCTCCTGGCGGTCCTGAGACGGCAACGCCGTATTCCGGTCCCGGCAGCCAGCCCACACCGCAAAACGCCCCGCCGATCACAGTCCCGCCGACAGGGCAAACGCAACTCGCCGCGCTGCTCGCCGGGATGAAGGGCTCGCAGCCACAAGGCGGCGGCGGTGGCGGCGGCCTGCTCGGCAACCTTTTGTTCGGCCGGCAAGGCATCATGGGATTGCTTCCGCAGCAAATTCAGCAAAGCGGCCTTGTGGGCTCAGCCATAAATGGGCTGGGAAGCGTGCTGAGAGGCGGCGCCGGAGGGAATGCTCCAATTCCTCCGGCGCCCCAACAAACGGCGCAGGCGCCTGCCGCTGCCCAGGCGCCTGGCATTATTCCGGGTCAACGCGATCCGCATCAACCAGGATTTGACGCTGGTTCGGTGCCATACCTCGGCAAGACCGCGGACGCTGGCCAACCGCCGCCGATTGCGGGTCTTCTCGCGCAACTGTTCGGAAGTCAACAGGCGTCGGCAGCATAGATTTCGGACATGAAGGGCGAGCGATACCTCGATGCGGCTAACCGCCAGCTCGTCGATCTCACCGCTGACCTCGCCTATGCGGATATGCCAACCGCAATTGCAAGCTACGAGAACCTGGTCGGCTCGGGTAAACTGCGCGCCGCCGACTACGCGCTTCTCGGTTGCCTAGACCGCTTCTTTCTCTGCGTCTGCGTCCTCGGCCGGCGCGACATGATCCATCCGTGGGTTTATGATCGATGTCGCGAGGTCGAAGCCGCGCCTGACGGCTATCTCGATCTCTGGGCACGAGAGCACTACAAATCGACAATCATCACCTGGGCGGGCACGATCCAGGACGTGGTAAGCGATCCTGAGCAGACGGTCGCGATCTTCTCATGCACGCAAAAAGCGGCGCGTAAGTTCCTCCATCAGATCAAGCAGGAGTTCGAAACCAACACGCTTTTGCGGTGGGCTTACGCTGACGTAATTTGGGCTGCGCCGAAGATAGAAGCTCCGCGATGGGGCCTCGACGGACTCGTGTTGCGACGCCAATCAAATCCGAAAGAGGCGACAATCGAGGCGTGGGGCCTCATCGACGGAATGCCAACCGGCGGCCACTACACGATCCTGAAATACGATGACGTCGTGACTCTGGAGACGGTTCGCAATCCCGAAATGGTCCAGAAAGCTATGGAAGCGTGGGAGCTTTCGGACAACCTCGGCGCCGGTGATGTGCGCAAGCAACACGTAGGCACGCGGTACAGCTTCGGCGACACCTACGGACAAATTCTAGAGCGGAACATCTTAAAGCCCAGGATTTATCCGGGCAGCGATGACGGAACACCGACCGGCAATCCGGTCATGATGAGCCTTGAGCGGTGGAAGGAAAAGCTGAAAACCCAGCGCTCGACCTTCTCGGCGCAAATGCTGCAAAACCCGCTCGCCGGCTCGGAACAGATATTCAAGCCGGAGTGGTTCGAGAGCCGCTGGGAAGTTCGCCCGGCGGTCTTGAACGTCTACATCATGGCGGACCCATCAGCAGGCCGGACGAGATCGAGCGACAATACCGCAATTGCTGTCGTTGGCGTTGACAAAGGCGGATCGCGGTACTTCCTCGATGGCTACTGTCATCGGATGTCGCTCACCGAGCGCTGGGATAAATTGAAAAGGCTTCGCCGCAAGTGGAAGTCAGAGCCCGGCGTCAAGCTCGTAAAGGTTGGCTATGAACGATACGGAATGCAGGCCGATCTTGAATATTTCCAACTCGAAATGCAAAGGACCGGCGAGGTTTTCGCGATCGAAGAAATCGCGTGGCCGCGCGAAGGCGAGCACTCGAAATGGTCTCGGATTGAGCGCCTCGAACCTGATGTTCGCGACGGGCGGTTCTATTTTCCTAGTCTCATATCGGTTAAAGGGCTCGGAGATTGTTATTGGCATATGGCCACCGGTGAAGGAAACTCCGGGGGGAGCCGTAACCACGTTGTAACGATCCCGATGAAAGGCCCGTCGCGAGCGATGCGCACGGCGAAGGAAGTCGGGCGCGACAGCTATATCGTGCGCGGACTTCGACGCCGGGACGCGGACGGCGAACCGTACGATCTCACCCGAATGCTGATCGACGAGTTGCTCTACTTCAAGTTCGCCCTGCATGACGACTTGGCGGACGCGACGTCGAGGTTTTACGACATGGGTCCGGTCGCGCCCGATCTCGACGAGCAGAAGGTCGCGGACGACGTGAACGCGGTTGATTTCGAGGATGCATGAGCGATGATCTTAACACTTATCAAAGATTGAGACGCGAGGAAGGTGACCATTATTTGGAAGGCATTGAAGATACGTTCGATCGAGGAGGATGCGTGATGACAAGTGAGGTAGAGGCTGCGGCGCGCGAATATGATGAGCTGCGGCCACAGCAATACGACGGTCCCCTTTCTCGAACAGCTCAATGTCGGAAAGAGGCGCGCGAGAGCGACGACACAGAAGTCATTTCAAGGATTGAACCGAACACTGCCAGCTTGTCTCAAACCTACACCGAAGACTATTTGGCGTCGATCGCGATCTCGCTCAAGCGCATCGCGGACGTGCTTGAAAAACTGCACGCGCTTGAAAAACTCCCAGCAATCGTGCGTGCGAACGATGCGGACGCCTCGCCATTGGATCACCTACGCTCGAATACGGGGAAGGAATTTTAGTGGGGAACGTCGTTCCGCTGAATGGCAACCTTCCGATCAAAGGCGAGCCTGATCCTGCCATCGTTGAGCAAATAGAGAACTTGTTGCAGGAGGCGAAAGATGGCTGGATCGTATCTTTCGCGTATGCCTATTATTGGCCAACCGACTGCACGGGGCACGGTTGGTGCGTCGGTGCTTACGGCTTTCATCTCGCCGCGGCGATCCTGACGCTGCAACACGCGTTCTGCGAGATGCTAGCAGAGAGAGCCACAGACCAATGAGAGCCGCGCTTGCGGTTATCTGCTTTGTGATGCTGTGGTCGCACCTTCACGCACAGACCGTTCAAAACAGCAACCCAAATCCTCGTCCAGCCGGCATCGTCTCAGCGAATATCGCGGCTTGCGATCCGTATAACCCGCCAAGCTGCCTCATGCCGGCGGCGAGAACGAACGTGATTGCCTCCGGTACAACCGGCGCCGTCACGGCGACAATGCCGGCCGTGGCGGGAAGCACGAATTATCTGTGCGCGATCGACGTCGAAGCGTCCGGTGGCACAGCCGCGGTAAGCCCGTTCACCATCATGGGCCTTTTGGGCGGTCCGTTAACGACAATCGGTCCGCCGCTGATATCTTCCGCGACCGGAGCTGGTGTTCAGAGAATATGGACGCCGTGCCTGCCGGCAACCAATCCGAACGTGCCGATCACCGTCTCGACGACGGCTGATGCAACGGCGAGTTCGGTCAAAGTCATGGCTTCCGGGTTTACGTCAGCGGATCGGGGGGCAACGCTGACCGAGAACTCGATCCTCTTCGCGTTGGGTGCGCCACAAGGCCCGGGTTATGTCGGGCTTCTTCAACTGACTAGCGCTGGGCCTCAAACCACAACCATTTCGAATGGGTTCTGCGGGCCGACAAGCACGGTTTGCTGGCCGGAATGGTCACCGGATAGCACGCGCATCGTCTTTCAAGCGGCGCTGCCCGGTCTCGGGTCCGGCATCTACATCATGAACAGCAACGGCACCGGGCTTACTCGCCTCTCGGCCGGCGGCAGCACTGCCGACTCTTCCCCGAGCTTCGATCCCACCGGGCAGAAGATCGTCTACAACATCACCACCACCGGCAACCGTCCGTCGATAAACATTATGAATGCCGATGGGACCGGCGTTACCGCAGTCACTACACCGTCTGTCTCGACCTACTTTGTAGAGCCTCACTGGTCGGCCCAGAATCAGATTGTCGCCCTCTCCAACTTAGGAGGCGGGCAAGACGTCTACACGATGAACATAGACGGCTCGAACCAGACACGGCTCACATCAACCGGAAGTAGCGGCGATCCCGAATGGTCACCGGACGGCAATACGATCGGCTTCAGCCATACCCCGGACGGCGTGCAGTTGAACGTCTACACGATGCACAAGGACGGGACCAACGTCGTTCAGGTTACGAACTTTGTGCAACCGCAAGAAGCTGCCGTGCCTTCCTTTAACTATGACGGGTCCCAGATTGCGATGGAGTGGGATACCGGCGGCCTTATCGAAACGGTGACAACCGCCAGAACCGAGGTCTGGATCGTAAATTCGGACGGCACGAATCCGCACACGACTGGCCAGCCGTGCCCGAATGTCGGCTGCCATCCAAAATGGGCGTGGAGATGAAACAAGCAATCAGGTTGCTCTTCGCATCGATCATTGCCTATCTGGTTGTCGATTGGACTTTGCCGCCCGGCATCTTCGTCCTGTTCGGCGACACGGTGGCGGCGCAGACCACGCAGAGCGGCAATCCAAGCCCCGGACCAATAGGGGTCATTGGGGCAAACGTCGCAGTCTGCGATCCGTACAACCCGCAAAATTGCCTCACCCCGGCGGCTACCACGCTCGTCAATGCGTCGGGGACGACCGGCGTTGTCTCGGCGGGCATGGGGAATGTCGTCGGCAAGACCAACTACATTTGCGGCGTCGAGGTTGATGCAGTCGGCAGCGCGACCGGCAGCGTTAGTCCGATGACGCTAGCTGGCGTCCTCGGCGGCACGATCAGCTATCCGGGCTTCCAGGCTCTCGTCGCCCCAGGCGCGACCTTCATCAGAAATTACAACCCGTGTCTACCGGCCAGCGGCCCAAATACCAGCATCGCGTTTGCAACCACGGCCGACGCCACAGGAACCGCAATCACCGTCATTTTATGGGGCTTCACCCACTAAGGAGACAACAATGGTCGCGCCAGTCGGCACAACCCAGAAATTCATCAACCCGCCAGAAGATAACTACGGCGTCGATGCGGTCTTCACGGACATCTACCAAAATCCGAACTTCGTCGAGCCGTTTGGCCTTGGCCTCGCAGCGATCGCGCGCGAAGGTAATATCTTCCGGCAAGTTTCGGTAGCGGGCATCAACCCAGGTGCGACCGGCGCGGACAATGTGTTGGCTGCCTTCGTGTTGCCGGCCAACTCTCTTGATATTGCCGGCCGGGGCATCAGCCTCACGGCATCAGGAAAGACCGGTCCAACGAATGCCACCGGCAAGCTCATTCGTCTCTGGTGGGGGGCCACGACGGCGGTCGTCGGGAGCACGATAAGCGGCGGCACGCTCATCGCCGATACGGGATCGCAAACGACGGTGAGCGCCGGCTGGCTATTGATGGCGAACGTCTTCAAGGCCGGCGCCGCCGGCTCCAACACGCAGTATGCGCAATGCACGGGCGCAATTTTAGGGAACTCGCACCTAGGGTTGGGCGCTGCCGGCGCGCTCGGTATTCCTCTATTCCCGACCGTGGCGGAAAACGCCGCGATCATCATCGCGGTCACCGGGAACGCGACGACGGCTGTCGCCGATATCGTCCTGAACTTCTTCGAAATCAACGCAATGAACTGATCCAACAAACAAAGGAGACACGTTATGTCTGGAATAAATCGAATCAATATCAACATCCCGCCGTGGTCTTCACAAGCAGCGACATCGCGTGACGAAGCTATTTCCAAGCTCGTCGCCACATACACACTCGTTGGCGATTTCTATAAATGGACAGATGTAAATTCAGGGTGGGGCACTTGGACATATTTGTTCATTGGGTATGGCTATCTTGATGGCATTCCGACAATTGCCACAGTTATCTGTTCTGGCATGACTCATCCTCCTTCTGGTTCCCCCATTTTAGCGGCGGCTGATCCTGGTGTCGGTTCTAATACGTGGTCGGCGGTTGGCACGTTGCCTCAGATAGGCATATCAAGTGGCGGTGGCGGCGGCTGGGGGTCAGCGCCAAATCAGAATTCTAGTGGTTATGTCTGGAATATACCTGGCAATTCTTCGACCGCTGCGGCTGACTTTACGGCAGCAATTGCGGCGGTAGCAGCTCAAATGCCGAACACTAACATTTTCAAAAACCTATTCAAGTATGTGGACGCGATTTCAGGTGCTTGGCAGGTTTCGTGCGTGTGGTTTTCACCTGGCATCGCCCCGGTTAGCGGCTCTGCGTCCAACTGGCCAAACAGCAATATGATGTATGTCGTCACTTGTTCCGGTTCGCCTAATCCTCCATCGGGTAGTGGGATACAGCCTGTGACGATGCCATCATTTACGCAGACGTTCACGACTATAACCGGCCCGCTCTCATTTGGACCAATGCGGTAACCGGCTCTCTTAGGTCGATCGATATCGTGCCGCTGGCTTAACAACCGGCGGCATTGCCATTTAAAAAGAGGGTTGAGATGCCTTTCCCTTACGAGTCCGATCCATCGACCTATACACCAACATACGGCCCCTCCGGTCCGCCTGGGGTTTATCCTTGGGTGCCCGCTCCGTCCGGTGTTCAGAAAGCCGGTTTCACCATCTCCAGTATCGAGAATGAGCAGCGTGATTGGCTACCTGGTAATTTGGGCGGCGGTGGCGCGGGCGGAGTGGGAGCCGGCGGCGGCGGGTCGTCAGGACCCGGGTATGCCGATGGGACACCCTTGGGCTTTTATAATGGCCCTGGCGCCGCGGATGGTGGCCCTGGCGCCGCGTCCGGCGGGCAGGTTACTCCCGGCAACGCTCACTATTATTCCGGCTATTGGGCGGGCGTACAGGAAGCCCTCTATGCGTGTGCGATGCCAGGTAGCGCTGCGGTTGCCCATGCGGCTACCAGCGCGGCTGCCTATGCTTTTGCGGTCGTCGGCGCGGCGGCGGGGGTGTCTCCGGCTAA